CCTTGTCGCCGATATTTACTTCTACACCGTCTAGCATAATTCACCTCTCATATATCATAGTATATATCAAAAAACTAGGTACATATTGTGCGTAACACACAATCTATACATTATTTATTCAGATTGTGGTACTTGTGTCGCAAGTGCAGCCCCTGAAGATAATGCCTGACCTTCTGCATTAGCCTCCTGCATAGCCTGCTGTGCCTGTGGCGTTTGCCCCTGTGCATCAAGTAAATCTTTAGGTATACCCATGTTACCGAGAACGTTCTTCAGAGCCCATGTAATAATCTCTGTACCCTTAGGCATCTGCATAATCTGCTGACCTGCAGAGCCAACCAACTGTAGAATTTCGTAAGAGTTCTGACGGTTGATTTCACGCTGCATAAGTCCTGTTGCGCCACATGCGGAAATACGGCAGTCACCCTTGACGCTCTCATCCTTGGAATAAACCATGTTGTAGTTATACAGCAGCTCACCCATTGGTTTGAATATATACTCGTCAATATTGGCAACGGACGCCTGAATAGCTTTCACCGCATTGCCCTGCAGCATAGCAGCACCACGGAAGGTACGGTTAGCACCGGAGCCTACAGCAGTTCCATGCAGTGCAGCAGGGATATTGGTTACCCTATCGGCTAAGTCCATGAAGTAGGACATCATTGCCTGATACTGTGGTACAGCGCTTGGCACTGTGTAGAAACGCAGCGCAGGGTTTGAGGTTGGTACGTCAGCAGAAGCAAGGTACACGGTGTTAGGCACAACCTTGTTCATATCATCATTGCTCATATACTTAGCAAGACGTGTGTAATCGGCCTCGGTGATAGGACCTGAGGAGTTGTAAGCGTTAATCATCAGATAGCGTAGCGCACACATATAGGCACGCTCTACGTCACGTAAACGCTGTGCAATAGAATAACTTGGTATTCTGTCCTGTGTCTTATAGAAACTTGAAGTAAATATAGGTCTGATATTAAGATTAGGGTTCTTATGCACAATCACCTGAATAGTATGCTTACCGATAACAGTTACCTGTGCGTTGTAAAACTCAAGATCCTCAACGTCGGTAACGCCATAATCCCTAAGCTCAGAGCCCTTGAAATAGCCATAGTGGATCAGCACGTCAACGGTAGCAGTACAGTTGTTCCAGTTCAACAGTCTCTCATCCGGCTGCTCAGGGTTCTCAGACAGCCATCGGAAAATAAAATCTGTACGTGACGACTCTTCAAGAACCACCTTGATATTATCAACGTTATAAGAAGGCATACGCATAGCGTCAAGAAGCTGGCGTCTTGTCCAACGCTGACGCACAAACACACCTGTACCACGCTGTGTGTCAGGGCTGTCAGGTGAATACCAAAAGTCCCATGGAGACACAGACTTGAACTCGTAGAAAGTTTCCTGCTTCACGGTGTAGATATTACCGTTCCATACAGGTCTTGCCTTAACCACAGGCACTGGACCCTGCAGGACTGCATAAGGATAAACCGTGAAATCTGAGGTGAATGAGTACATAGCGTTGTTCCACCCACCCTCGATACACTGATCAGTGATAAGCCTTTCCATGTTCTCAGCACAGCTCTTGGCAATGTCCTGCTGTTTACGTATAAAGTCAGACTTGATAGTCTTGGCAAGTGCCAGCACATCATTAGGCTGTAATGCCATAGGGGACGCTGACAATGTTTGAAGCAGCTGATTGGCAGCCTCTTCCTCGTTGGAAGCTGATAAGTCTGAGACAGGTGTAGGCTCAATCACCCATGGTATCTGATTTGCCTGAACTAGAGACTCCAACAAATAAGACTGCACCAACCCTGACTTCATAGCGGTGAGGTTCACGTAAGCGTCAACTCCAAGCTCCTCCACAATCTCTCTGTCAGCAGGTCCAAGTATACCGTTATACTGCTCATAGCAATCTCTAAGGGTCTCGCGTAGGTTACGGTTGCCGAGACGTTCCATAGTCTGCCAGCGTGCAGCCTCATTGAAACGTGTAATAACAGTACGTGCCAGCTTATCAAGCGAAGCCTCAGGTACTTCTATGTTATCGCGGGCGTAGTCATATACACCTGTAGAACTTATCTTGGAATCTTCCATTACATAATCCTCCGTAATACTTTACGCCTACGTGTAGTCTCCTTAATGAGTGGACGTGCATCATAATTTATATAATCGTCACGCTGTATACACAGACAGGCATACTGTAGAGCGTCCGCTACGTGAGAATACTTGTTCTTCTCAGGACGTGAGTCATAAGCTTCTTCAATTGAACCAGTCAAACGCATCCGCTTAAAATGATAGCCACCCTGCATAGCTTTAATCAAGAACTTACAGTTAGAACTTATAAGCAGACCACCAACATTTTTATTCAACAGATTTTCCACACCATTGACACGAGTCTTCGGATCGTTTGTTTTCGGCATATACACAGGTAGACCTCTATCCTGTAGATGCTGACTTGGAGATAAACCTGTATAACTGTCTTTAGCATTAGCTGGGTCACATGATACTACGATATTACAATTATAGTATTTCTCCGCAATTAGTGGCATTAAGGCTTTATCCAAGAATGCTTCCATACCCATATCTTCGCCATAGAGTTCGTCCAACACAACCCATTTACCATTCTGTTCCTGCATGAAAACAGACGCAGGATGAATACCTGAAGTATCATATCCTACTATAGCATTCTTATAAGGAATAGGCTGTATTTCACTATGTGACACATGTAAGTTTGCATTAAACATAGTGAACACAGGCTTGCCATCCTGAATAGGTACGTCCTTCATACAGAACAAAGAGTCAACCAAATCAGGGCGACCGTTCTTAAGATGTAAATCAATCTGTGACTGATAATAAGACAATCCTCTTTCTATGAACCATTCATGCTTACGTGCGTCATCCCACTTATTGAAACCTTCAGGTTTCTGTGCAGAACCAAGATTACACAAATTCTCAGCACTACGGTTCAACTCATAGGTAGCCTGATTACTATCATCTACATGTTTGAATGCTGCTGGCGGCTGTTTAAATACTGCCCAACCTGGTAAAGGGTGTTCAATATAATCAAGTAAAAAATGACCCTGCACTGGCTGGTTGGTATCTATAAGAATACCAGAATAAGAACAGCCACCCATGCTCTCAGGAGGGTAACGTCCTACACGTCCCATTAGCGCAGCCACAACTTCCTTAGTGACTGACGTTCCTTCATTGATAATTGCTAGGGATGCATTGAGAGACTTAACCTTCTCAGTTGCAAACATATCAGGAACTGCATACATTTCAATTTCTACATTACAGTACGTGCCATCACCTTCATGCCATGGTCTACCCTGTTCCCTATAATCATAAGGACCATCACCTACAGGGAAGAAATAATGCCCCGATATAGGAGCACCACTTTCTTTCATAGTTCCAAACTGTGCAGGAAAAACCTCCATCAATGACTTACGAGTAGTAGACTGTAACTCAGGATATGTACCACGAATAACCGCAATACGCGTATAACGAACGCCGTCAGAAGCCGGAGTCTGTGCCAAACAATAGAACAGGGCGTCATTCATCACCATACATGATTTACCCGAACCAAATGGACCTACTACCAACTTTACCTTAGCGTCTGACTCATGGAATTTTATGCCCGTTTCAGTGGGCACATATTTGAAGCCCTCGACTACTTGCATATGCTTTCCTCTTTAGCTCCAAATATCTTGTCTACGAGGTCATTGTATGGGAACTCCCCCAGCTGATGACCGCTTGAACAGATTGCATTGTGGATATATGCCAAATCTATAATCTGATGTGCGAGAATTTCAGCAGCATGCTCCTCTTTCTCCACAGGACAGCGTGCATCTCCAATCTTCTCATACTTCTCACACTGATCTAAAAGTTTCTCATAAAGCTCAAGTGCCTGATCTAAAAGCTTAATACGGACACCCTCGTCCATTTTAATTGTCTTAGCCAGTGCCAGTACATTAAGCTGTTTTCTAATCTCTAATGGAATACCGCTGCAATGGTACTGTATAGGTTGAATGTGATCTCTTAGCATGGTCTAGTCCTCTGCGTCTACCACATTAACCTGTGGCTGATTGATTAAATGTTTAAGCTTAGGATTGTTCATCTTAGGGATATTAAAGGCAATGTTCACCGTATTACCCTGCGCCGCAGCCTGTGCTTTAACAACCTCAGGAGGCTGCTCAAGCCCTGAAGACTTTAAGAGCATACCTAAAAGTTTAATCGACAGGTCGTCATTAAGCTGATTAGTCACCGCCTTCTTGAACATTTCTTCCTGCAGCTCGATAGCCATAGCCTCTGCACGTATGCGTGCGCCCGCCTGTGGCCCCAGCTCCTTGATACGCTTAACCTCAGCCTGCACAATAGACTGGAACATAGGCAGTGCCAGGAGTGCCTTAAACTCAGCGTCCGAGATATGATGTGCCTGCGCTATGTCATGCGCCGTATACGTTGTACCGCCCTTGCTCGGTACTGCCAGCATAGCAATGTCATGTGCTATGTCAGCCCATTTGCGTTCTTCAATCATTGCATAATTCCCCTCTAATCAATTATACAATTATTCGTCGTCAAAATAGTCACCTGTGAGCGCTAAATAATGCTCATCCCGTGCAGATAGCCACAACCAAAAAGACTGATCTGCGGGATAAACCATAAACACCTCACTTGCTTACCAGTTCCATAAACTCGTTGTGCAGACGGTACAGCTCGTTGTAGCGTACCGCTGTTATGTCACAGTCACGGGTTATGGTAAGTATGTTTTCCTGTAGTTTGTCATAAGCTCGTTTGCTCGCTGCATACTGTCCGCACGGGCAGGGGTCTTTAGCCTCGCTGGCAGTTCCGGGATCACCGGCTTCACTGTCACCGGCTGTACTATCGTTCTGCTGCTGCAGCCACTCAAGATAATCATGATAGCTATTAGTAATATCGTCCTCATTCTGCAACCCCTCTTCGTCCACTATGGCAGTAATGGCTGCAAGCTCCTGTGATAAGACCAGTGCATTATCCTTTGCCTCATTAAGCTCAGTCTGCATCTGTGCCTGAAGTTCTGCCATGTCACGCTCGCACTGCCAGGAACGTGTCTGCCATCCAGAGCAGAAACCCACCAGCAATAAACCTGTGCCAATTACAATCCTGTTAATCATGTCATGCTTCCCTTGTATGATCGTGTGTCACTGCAAACAGCAGGCAACCTAGAGCTATGAAGCCGTACCATGACAATAGTCCATTGGAGACAAACAAAAAAGCAATGGCAAACTCACTCAGGAGTGCCAGACCTATCATTGAGTAATGTTTTAAACTGTGCCTCATAGCGATTACCTCAAGCAAAATACGTGACATATATCATACCTCAGCTATCTTTATCCTTGTTGTCTAAGAACTGAATATCAGAATCTATACCCAGCTTCTTTGCAAATAGTGATAGAACTCTCGATATGCCAGCAGCACCTGAGAAAATACCCACGGCTGGACTGTCATAGAGCATAAACTGGTCGGGGAAAAAACGGTGAAGAGCCCATATAAGACCGAATGAACCAATGCCGCTAAGGATAGAATACTCGACACGGTGCTTTAAGGTAGGACGTGGTTTACGCCAGCCGACAACGAAATACGACGTGAGGGCACAGCAAAGACCGCCCACTGCACTCCATATAATAAGCTGTGTTAAATCATCGTACATGTTGCTCTCCGTCTATACCAGATCCTTAATATCAAAAAGGGTGTAGGTGAATACATTCCCATAGCGTTTGGCAGACTCTTTAATAATCCGCATTATCTCAGCGAAGTCCTTAGGGTCAGCAACTACCTGACAGCCAGCTGACCAGCCGTCAACCTGCTTGGACTTCACATTTGCATTTGCTCTGTGGAAATTTATACCACACATAGCAGGGGGCTGTAAGTTACAGAAATCTAATTTTCCATCTTTATTACGGTCTCGAAACAGTGGGACAGGTGTATTCTGCACCAGTGCCTCATACTGTCCCTTATGCTTTCCTATGCGGAACATCTTAGGATACTGCCCACAGGGGAGAATAGCTGTGCCTAAGGTACTGACAGGAACAGTACGTGAAGTAAGTCCTGGGTCTGTGGTTCCCGCACACATAAAAATCTTCCACTCACCATTGAGTCTGTACAGCACACCAAGATAATCGTTGAAACCATTGGAGTGCGTATCGTTACTGTTACGTATACCAAAGAGGTTGACATTGTAATCCCCCGTCTCGTACAATACGTAACGGAGTCGTTTGTATAAATTTATCAATTTGCCTATCATACGCACTCCTCTCAAGCAAAAGTCTTAACTAAATGTGTTTGAACCGTGTAGAAATGCACGGTTTCCTTTTTCTATTATAGTTCACCTTATGATAATAAAAACCCCAGCTTGTGACTGGGGTTTAAGTTTCGTTTGTTTGCTATTTTAGAGATAATCTATTTACGGCCTGGGCCTTTACCGCCCCTGCCTTTTCCTTTTGAAGAACCACCGCAGGCCATATTACTTCTCCTCAGACTTCTTCTTGTTGTCTTCCTCGGAAGCATACTCACCTAAATGGTGCTCTTCCTCGTAAACTTTCAGATCTAACTCACCAGGTGCACATGGCTTTGAACACCACTGTAAACCATATTTCTCAAAGGTCTTTGCACCGCAGTATTTGCAACGTGTACGTACTCTAGCCATGATTAGTTCTCCCCACCGTTTACTAACTCTTCGTACTCAGCTCTGAGTTCTTCCAACCACTCGTCGTCATTGATAGCGATAGCAGTCATCATATCCTCACGAACTGCTGCAATATCAGCCTCAAGCTCAGCCTTGGCAGCCTCGTCTTCCTTAGCCTGCTTTTCTTCCTCAGTAATTTCCTCGATTGACATGATGAAGTTCTCGTCAACTTTGGTACGATAATTCTCGGTATCGGCAGCTACAAGAGCCTCGATAATAGCTCTCTTCTCAAGATTGTGCTGACCTGGGCCATTTGAGATAGCAGTGAAGTTCTGCTCAATTGCCTCTGCACAGGTGGTAGGAATCTTCTCTGAAGTCCATACACCGTCTACGAAACGTGCGAAGTAGCCTTCCTGGATAACAGGTGCATCCATATTGCAGTCAGGTGGTAGAAGAACACCGCCCTGGCCATCTTCCTGCACAGCGCAGGTACCGTTGAAATATCCTTCGTTGTCAAAACGATAAGCTGTAAGCATAGTTTTATCCTCAAATTGCAATTCAAGATACTTTAATTATAGCTATCAGTTACAAAAAAACTATAACGCATGTAACAATTTAACACCTAATCCTGTGTATAATCAGCTAATCAGCATATCTAAATCGCTTCTATGCGCCTTAGTCACATACGCAGAATCCACAGCACGGGATAAAACCCAGCAATACCGTAGGTACTCGAACCACTTCACATAGTTATGAAAAATAATCATTGTGGGAAGAAGCGAAAGATTACTTTTACCGATTACCGAACATTACTGGTTCCACTGGGTCTTCGAGATTAGGCATTAACACTTTAATAGAAAATTCAGGATAAGAAGGGCGAATGGCATATTAAAAAGCCATGCGTAAATAGCTCTATTTTCAGCAGATTATATGACGCTTGGAAAGTTCTCACTGGTGAATATATAGCGGTTAAGTTTTGGAAAGATGAAGAAGGCGGTAATTAACCGCCTTATTTATTACATTTCCATTACTTTCTTATGCAAATACTTAAGTCTATTCCAATGCCCCATACAAAGCGCATTTCTAAAATTGAATATTTCAGCCAAATGATTTGTATGTTGCACTCTTAAGTAATACATATACAATTTTGTGTATTTCTTATATTTCATCTTCATAAGAATCTCCTTAAAAACTTATCTTTTATCTATTATAGAAGATTAAGTTTTAATGATGAAGTTCAAGGCTAGAGATAGAGGGTAAACTTTGCCGTTGTCGGTGTAGATTGAATTACTGTGTGTTGCAGTAAAATCAACAATCGACCATGCTCCATCAGCGACTGTTAAAGAAACATTTTGACCCGAAACTGAATTTCTAACAAATGCTCCATTAGAAATCTCTATCTCCGTATAGTTTCGACCTATTTGACCAGTAATATTTGGTAACTGTTCTGCTATCTTAGTTGCCAGTACGTTTGTACCAACACCGATTGGGTAGCGGTCTCTCATGTCAGGGAGGTTAAAGGTTGAAGAACCATCGCCTACGCCATAACGTGTGCCAATCTTTGCGAACAGTCCCGCGTATGTAGTACGTGAAACTGCGGCTCCGTTACATAACAACCAGCCTGATGGAACGGTATCATCACCCCACAATCCAATAAAGCCCACTGGTGCTGGGTCGTCAATACATAACTTTAAGTCTTCAATGTCCTGAAGGGCTGTATTAAGCAGTGTAATATCTGCGTTAGTCAATGATTTGACAGTGCCGACGTCACCATCGGCGTCTTTAAATGCAAAATTTGCAGGTAGGATAGTTGCCATAGGAAACTCCATTGAATATATAAACGTTTATATCTAAATAAATTATAAGTGTTCTAATGGAATATACAATAAATTAGCACAATTTCCCTATCTAAAATGATACCTAAATCATATGTAAATTGTGTGGGAGATCAAAAAGACCCCCATGTGGAGGTCTTTGCGATTACCGAACATTACTGGAGAACTCTCAGGTAACATGGTCGCTGGTAATGGTGTTAATGCTACGTTCGCATTTAGCAGTTCTTATTTAGGAGGTAAAACAGCGTCACCTACGGGTACAGCAAACTACTTCCAACAGCTTTCTTTTCATGCATCTAATTCCAACTCTGTATACACTGACAGCGGAAAAGTATACCCGCTGTCGTTGGCATTAAATTTCATCATTAAGGCTTAGGCTTTGATAATGAAGTTCAAGGCAAGGCTCAAAGGATATACCTTGCCTGAATTGGTGTATACGGAATTAGAAGAAGATGCTCTAAATAAAATTGAATAAATATCCATATAATTATCTGATGTATTTGCACTCCAATTATATGAATTTGCTGAAGTTAATACGGATGATGAATAAGCACCAGTTGGGGGATTTTGTTTATAAACAGATAATCTTGTATCAACGTTACCTAATATGTTAGGTAACTGCTCTGCGAGCTTAGTTCCGAGCACATTAGTACCAACGCCAATTGGGTATCTGTCTCTAAAGTCAGGTACATTGAAGGTGGTGGAACCGTCACCTGCACCATAGATCGTGCCAATGGCATCGAACAAATCTGCATATAGAGTTCTGCTTACAGCAGCACCATTGCACAACAGATATCCCTCTGGTACTGATGCACCCGCAAATAACTCTACAGAACCAGTCTTAACTCCACGTGCCGCGAAGGTAGAGCCTGAACCTGGTGCTGTAATACAGTTGGTAGCAGCGAACAGAATACCGTTCTCCACAGCAGGCTCTGCATATGTAGATGCTACCTCAATGTCTGCCTTGGTGTCAGCATAGGTCTTGTTTACAAGCTGATTTGCTGTAGTTGGTGCTACAGATGACTCAGGCAGAGTGCTGAAAGTCTTAACTGCTGATACAGTCTGTGCTGTGTCAGTGGTCATCATGTTGGTTGGTGTTGGAATTGCGTGGTCGTCCACGTACTGCTTGTTCACCAGCTGATTAGCTGAGGTTGGTACGACAGATGACTCAGGCAGAGTGCTGAAAGTCTTGACTGCTGATACAGTCTGTGCTGTGTTAGTGGTCATCAGATTACCTGCAGGGGTCACGTGCTCAATAGCATCCTTAAGCTGTGCTGCATCAACCACACGTCCTGATGTACCTGCTGCTACGGCTGCGCTGTCTGCAAGCTGTACTACGCCTACTGATGATGTGGTTGCGTTAATTGGCAGATGAGAAGTAGGATCAACTACCTGTGCCACGTCAGAAATTGCGGTGCTAATCTTTGTAATGTCATTAGCGCTAGGTGCTTTAACCTTGCCGACATTACCGTTCTTGTCCTTGAAGATTACACTTGCGTTGTTTACAACTGTCATATCTTTTTCCTCTTAAACGTTTAAGGCTTATCACAGTGCCACAGGAAGATAACCCGCATGGAAACCCATGACACTGTGATAAACCCCCTCCCCTAAGGGAGAAAGGTTTACCCTTCGTGCTAAGACAGTAAGTCTGAAGCAGGGAAGAAGGTTACAGTGTTGTTATCAAGAGCTGAAGTGTCTGCTGGCTCTGAAGCCTCGTAGTTCACAATGCCCTCAATAGCATCGGTTAATGCTGCGTTTAATACGCCAGCGTTAACAGGAGCAGCTGCTACATAGCCTGCATCAGTAGTATCTAACTCAGCGTCAGCTACGGTAACATCAGCACCAGTTAAGTTTACAGCAGGAGTTGCACCACCTGAAGCAGCAGCAACAGTTACGTTGTTGTTGAAGGTGTTTGCAGCAGTGAAGGTGTTAGCTACAGCCTGCTTAGCATAGCCTGATGGATCACCATCCAGAACATCCCAATCAAGAACAGCTGGATCACCAGTGATTGAAGCGATAACGTTAGTGCCTGCTGGGTATGCAATACCGTCCTTGGTGAAGGCAGCAGTTACGTTGTACATATCGCCAGCTTCTGGTGCTGGGTCGTCTGATAGGTCAGGCAGGTCTGCGTAGGTAGCTACAGTGCCCTTGTAGTGAACACCTGATACCATCTTGTCAGCTAATGCCTTGTAAGCAGCAGCGTCAACAGCGATGTTTGCAGTACCGGCAGCTAACTCAGCAGCAGTTGCAATGCGGGTTGCACCAAAGGTGGTCTGGTCAGCAGTGATTAACTGATGGGTGGTTGCATCTACAATTAGAGCAACGTCAGTCTTAACCTGCTGTACCTTTGCAACGTCTGCTGCAGTAAGTGTACGTACGACACCAACGTTACCGGAAGCGTCCTTTAAAATGACATTAGCATAATTTACAGTTGTCATGTTTCAATCTCCATGAAGTTTGAATGAAAGCCATGGTGTTATCCATGGCAGGTTAAAAAATCTCTTATGGAAGCAGATCCTCAGCTGGGTACAGTGCACCCTCGCCTGGCTGCAGATTTGCAGGATCAGGCTGGGTCTGAACAGTGGTCAGAGTAACGGCGTCTGCCACATCTGCCTGCAGTTGGTCAATGTCACCCTCTGCCTCAGCAACGCGCTCAGTCAAAGCCTGCAGTGCCTCCTCTGTTGGAACAATGGTGGTGTCAACAGCAAGACCGTCAGCAGTTGCCACGATACCGCCGTTTGCCTTAAGCACTGTCTGTAATCCAGAGCTGTCAGTAGCCAGACCAGTGTTAGCCTTAATCTTAATACCGATACCTGCGTTGTCTACCTCAATACCGCCGATAGCAGAAGCTGAAGCTGACACAGTGGTTACACCGCCTGAAGTGTTTGTAGTAATACCGTTACCTGCAGCTACAGTAGAACCCTCAGGTACCTGTACGTACACGGTGCTCATGCCTGATACAGTTGAGTAGGTATACTTAAAGTATGTACCGGCTGGATAACCTGCAGGTGGCTCAGTGGTTACCTCTACGCTGATAAGTGCAGAAGTGGAACCCGGCATGTATACAGTGGAAAGCTCCTCATTGTTCTTTCCTATCAGAGTCAGATAACCGGTACCTGCGTTATAAGACATGGACACGGTAGCTGACAGCACGGAAGCAGACAGGGTTAAAATCTTATCAGTTGAAGCTACAGAAATCTGCTGGAGCTCAAGCTGTGACTCGTCAACGTACAGCTTGTTGGTGGTGTCGTTCACAGCCAAGCCGTGTCCGTAAGCTACGGAAACCTCACCGTCACGAACTTTAATACCATCGCCAGCAGTCACAGTAGCGCCTGAACCGCCATTGTAGTATGCGCCACCGTCTGAACCTACAGAAAGCTTGTTGTCTGCGTCAGTTGACACAATGTGCAGGTCGTCCAGCTTGTGCTCGATAATGTCGTTTATCTTCGCAGTTGGAAGCTGAACTCTATGGTCTACTGCGTTGACGGACAGTAGGTTCTCCTCAGTGCCGGAAGAGATAATGTCTGAACCGGTAAGGTGAGCACCGTTGTCACCGCCACGCTTGATTAAATTATTTGCGTCTGTGGACACTGCCTTTGCAATCAGCTTGCCGTCTGTGCCGGTGGTGATTGAGTTGCCAAGGTCGGTTGAAATAAGCTCAGCTGGGGTTGGAATATCAGGGGTTGCAGGTGCTGGAACAAAGAGCTTGCCGTCTACAGCAGTAGTCAGTGTATTACCTGCTTCTGCGGAAACCAGAGTAGCTGGGTCAATGGTCTGCTGCTCTGCTGGTGGAACGAACAGATTACCGTCAGTTCCAGCCTTGAGCTGGTTGTCTGCGTCTGAAGAAATAAGTGTTTCTTTGTTTATGAACTGGGAGTCGAGCTTTTCGCCCTCGGTGGCAATAACATGTTTTGAGCCGTCGGAACTAATTACGACAGGCTTTAAATTCTCAGCCATGGTTGATCTCCATATATGAAGTTACGTAATTACTACATACATTATAGGTGAACACAGCAGAGTTCTGAAATTTTTGGAAAAAATTTTATACAGAGGTCACGTTATAAAAGGAAGGGGGTGGGCTGTCCACATATCCCCCACCCTCTGTGAAAAATTTTTCGTTAAATCTGTAATAAGGTTGGTGGGGAATAAGGGAGTTAGTATATGAAGTATAGCGCATGAATGAAAGATATGCAAGAGACATTGCGTGTTGATGGAACTTAATGGGCGTTGAGAGTGCAGAAAGCATAGAGGGCGTATCATGTGTCGTGGGCTTAGCTAAGGTGGAGAGGGATAAGACATTTTAGAAGGTGTTGCATTTTGACGGAAATTAGGAAAATTTTGCGAGCGGAGCTATATATAAATGCCACGCCCACGCAGCCCCCTCTGTCCAAATACCCCCCACCCCCTTTTAGTCCATCACGTTTAAAAACTATACGCTTCAGGTATGTCTAGCATATTAAGTAAGTCCAAGCTAGTAAGCGGTGCTGTTAGAGCAAGCACAACAACTAGACCTATCTATATATCAGCCACAAATTCTAAACACGTTCACATAAGTACATATATAAGGTGTGTTTAAAACAATTTAAATTTGTGTTGCATATCACACAATATTTGTGATATAGTATCTATACTTTACTTAGTTGCATTGCAACATTATTTAATCAACCACATAGGAAAGGGGATCATAATTATGAAAGAAAATACTAGATCATTAGATATTATGCGTAAACGTTTAATCAACTATATATTAACTACTAGAACCGACTCACTACTAGAAGAAATGGATAATTTCGCTTGCTTTCATTTAGACGTGATTAACATAGATGAGTCACTATTTACTCTAATCAGGAATGACGGAATTAACAGCATTTACAGTATAAATGAAGAATACTTTAGACAAGATCATGATCTGTTTTGGTTGCATGAATTAAAAACAATGTTTGTTAATTGGATCATGAAACTTGAAAGGGATAAATTAAAATTATTGTATGTTTATTTGATAGAGGTCTAATTACCAAAAAGGCGGTTTGTATACCGCCTTTTCTTTCAGCAGCTTGGTTAGCCATTGCTAACTTGAGTTAGCATAAGCTAATGTTCCACGTAGAACATCAGACAAATGAAACATGCTAAACAAATCATGCTCAGGAAACACGTATAATTTTTATTTGTATTATTTTAGATGTAGATTGTCTAATGTAATGCAATACTAAAAACATTATATAAATCAAAGGCTTATGTCACTTTTGGTAAAAACAACAGCTATGAACAGTTTTGTAAAAATTGTTATGTGTTTGAATTACAAGGATAAATTACAAATGCTTCACCATTTTGGCATAAGTGCGGCTTGTGATGGGCGTCACGTTTTCTGGTTTTGCATGGTGTGTCTAAGTTACTGAAATAAAAGAAATATTTATTTTATCTGAATATTATTATTATTATTATATATAGTTAAATAAAAATAAATAACAGACAATTATAATTTTTTAATATTTTACGTGTGAGAGGCTGAAGAAAAATTTTACAAATTTGAAATTTTGCATTTTTCATTTTTGAAATAAAATTACAATTCTGTAAAATTCAGCGGTAAAGCTGTCGAAGCTGTTATGTCATTGATTTACTTATAAATTCTGTGGTAAAATGTGACGCCCATCACGACCACTCCATACCAAAAGTGACTTAACACCTTGATTTATAACATATTTTCCATGAAATCCTATTCCTGAACAAACACCATATAAAAGGTGTATTCAATACCTATAACTAAATTTCCTTTTAATTCAATAGGTTACGCATTTTCTGCTATACGATCTAAAATTCTTCTTGCAATATAGATTAGACAATGTATAATTATAGATGAAAGGTTGATACACCTTTTAAATGCTCTTTTAAAAATAGGTTGGATAATTCAAAGTCAAAAAGATTTGACATTACACATTTTATAATCTATACTGTAAATAAGATTAGAAAATTTAATAACAGTTAAAATAGATTGTAAAATTTTTAAAAAATCTATTGACAATTTAAATTACCTAATCTATAATTAAAGAAAACAAACGACCTAAACGGTCAATAGCTCTTTAAAAATTTGTAAACAGTTGCGAATAAGGCAAGGAATAAACAGCTTGACAAGTAGCAACGAACGTGACGGTTAGTACCGTTTAAATAGATCACGTATGAAATTCGAGTGATCAGCGTATGCCGTAATGATGTGGGATCAGTGTGTCCAGAATTTTATAACACTGATAGTGCGATCATGAATCTTAATCGGACGGCTTAAATGACTGTTAAAAATCATGTGACTAAGTGCATATTTAGAGGGCATTTGCTTTAAGTGCCCTTAATAATATTCATTCAGTAAATGGGGGGGGACAACCTTATGAAATTCAGACGCTTTGAATCAAGGGCAACAATAGCTACTACAAAGTTAGTAAGCAGTTCACGCTCAATATCAAACCTGAACAGATTAAATGACGGCTCTGTACTATGTGCCATGACCGAGGGCATTAGTTATCGTCTAGTCAAATATGGTGAGCGTCTGATGTGCTTCAGAGCTTCAGATAGTCACCCTATTAGATGCACTATCAAATCAAACAAGATACAGATAGGCACGCAATGGGTGAGCGTCAACAAGCTAACAAGAGTATACGGTTAATATACAAGGGGGCAACCATGAAATTATTAAACCGCTGCAAACACTTAACACTCAGTCAGTACATAACCGATGGAATGGAAGGGATCGCCCTTGACCGTAACGGTAAAGAATATTTCTTTAGTGCTGATGGATATAACTCATATATACGCCTGAATAAATTTGGTTCAAAGATACAGTGGGGATCAGTTGCGATCAATAATTCAACTGTAACATTTACCAAAAAAATCATGGTGGCATAAATAATTGTTGCAAATCACTAAAAAGTTGTTGACATTATAAAATATACAATCTATAATATAAACAACAAATGCAAATAACGCTATTAAATAGCAAGGATAAATTATGAACAAGATTGATTTACTTAAAAAGCTGAATACCGTTAAAACAAGATCAGCATGGGACAGGGGTGTATTATGTTATGCTCAAGAGATTGTCGATGAGCATGGGGACGGTGATATTAAGACCGTGGATGACGTCCTGAACTATAGACGTGACAAGCATGAGTCACTGTATTCAGTAGCGAAATGGCAATCCGAGGGTGGCTGTTTCGAGATCTACGACGAGGACATAGCAGCGCGTCTATGCACCCCATCCGAGTTCAAACGTGCACACTATAAAGACGGTTCAATGAAACAGATGGCAAATGCTAGGGAGAACTGGCTGGACGTGCAAACAAGAGCTGTATTTCAGGCATATAACAAAATTCAGGCAGCACTAAGACAGGAGTAACAGATTATGGCATACATAGATTTAAACTGGTCCTATATGCATGAATGTGTAAACAAATTTATTAACGGTGTGGTTGACGACATTAAGAAAATGTCACCGCAGGACCGAGCTGCTACAACATGGCACAGAGATTTAGGCAACGTTTCGGACAATGTATACGTGACACTGATAGCATTCTATTATTCAGAGTCATCAGAAACATGGGGTGACGACCAGGTCGAGCAGATAAAAGAAGCAAATGATCCATGTATATTTATGATTGACGACGACGTTTATATTTTACAGTTCAGTCTGCGACGAACCACTACTAGCGCAATGAATGAAGAATATGATTATTCATTTATTCAGCTCAAAGACGACGACTCACCGCTATGTGAAGATCATTCAGTCTATTGTTCAAAGGATGACTATCTGGTTCAGGCACAGATGAATTTAATTGACGACATAAGCCGCGCAAATAACTATACACTTGACGAGTTGTATACAGGTGACTATGACCTGGTGTAAGGAGGGGACTATGACACTGTATCAGATTAAACTTGCACTTATGCAGCTTGCATACGACATTCAGACTCAGGGTACATGGGAAGAGTTTTCAGACAACATCAGACGTTATGGTATAAACCTGTTCTATGACCGTGTATTGATTGCACGCTTTACAAACGAGGTTAGGACAGAGATGGACGACCGCATAATGTTTGAACTGTTTACTGTATTGTTTAAGAGATACTCAAGACAGGAGGTTATCGACCTGTTCAAATTCACAGTGCATACAAATGAGTATCAGTTTATGCAGGACAATCTGGCTAAGCATAGCGTTGTAGGATTATAGGAGAGCTTATGTATTATTTCAGAGTATTTGTACATAACAGTGATGGTGCATTCCATTATTGCTCAAAACATTATGACAGTATGCGTGGACTCAGGATAGCCTATGGCATGATACGTAAACAATTCAATCGTGCCGGGTATAGTATAGAGAACCTAGGCTATGACAACATCTTTAAGTTATAGGAGACAGGATTATGGAAGAAAGAATTAACGCTTTAATCCTTGCACTTGAGAGCATGGATGACTCAGAACTTATCGGGTTATGGAATGAGTATTGCGACGAGTGCAACTACATGGATGATCGCATATATAACATAGAAGATCTCAACGAGATATACGACGTTGAGTATATGGTGGGTAATAATCGCACAACTTTAGAACTTATTGACCGTATTCAGATAGACTTTAGACGGTTCGACACTAACGATGACTATTTCTTTATTAACGGTTACGGTCATTATATCTCATTCAATAGTCTTGAGTATGCAGACGAGGGATGCCCGCTTGACTGTGAGATACTTGCTAAGGCTATTGCAGACGGTGACGTTGACGTCACTCACTATGACGAGCTGAACGAGATTGTCAACGGTGACGAGGAGGAGTAATGAGTTACTTTACTAAGGAGCTGAAAGCTATCGGGCCTTTAGAGATAGGGCTTGAACATGGTTCACTTACATTTGTTGGTAACCATAAGTACAGATATAAGATTATTTCCGGGATGTACAATGGCTATCCCATTGTGACCGACAACTTGTATGGTACACTTGTGACTCTGTTTGCAGAGATACAGGACTACATAGACGACCTGTACAAAGATGAGTCACTGGACGACGAGCGCCGCGACGAGCTTATCTTTGACTCGCTCATTCTTTCCATAAACAATGAGGAGCTTGAGCTAGAGGAGAGCGACCTGCTATGCGACGAGGAGCCATTGCTGGGTGTGCAGGGTGTACACATTACAGATATATGTGGTTCAAATTTTGGTTCAGGTATTTACGTGGGAGGCTAGTATGAGAGACGAATGGAATGCACAGCATAATCTTAGAGTCGGTCTGGAAACGGCACGCTCATCTATCCATGAGCTTATTCATCAGTTACAGGAACTACAGTATGGACTTGACAGACAGGTGAGCGCGACTTCAGATAAGAGGGAAGCTGCCTATGCAGACGACATAAAATGGAAGCTGTATGACTTACAGTCCCTGGCTGAGTCATATCAGGAAAGAATTGAAATGTTACAGAATGACGTTGACAACTTACTGGATAAAGTAAAGGAGATAGACTAATGAGCGATTTAATACCACCACTGGACACTAAGAAACAGAGCGGACGACCAGTCCGCAATGACACACAGACTAAGGGTAAGTCCTATTCAATTTATATTACACCGGCAGAGAAAAAGCTGCTTGATTATTTAGGACAGCAGCAGGGCGGTAAAGGACTATCCGAGGGCATTCATTACCTGATTAAATTCTTTAGTGCGCACATTAAAGGAAATTAAATATGTGATGTATATCTACAATTAAATGTTGCATTTAAATTAAACCGTGTTATAATTAACACATAACGTAAATAAAGCATGTGAACATGCAAGGAAACATTATGAACGATAATTTTGAAACTAAATTACACGCTGCTGTTAAAGAAGCTATCTATGATTGCGACCGTGCCGACGTTGTAGAAGCATGGAATGAAATATGCGGCGACTCATATCACATCTATCCTATGGCAGACTTCGACGAGGTGTGTGATACATTCGTCGGCATGAGTGCAAGTGAGATTATCAGAAAGGTAGACGACAGCTTTAACAGCTTCGATGACAGTGAGGACTTTTTCTATATTGACTATGGATCATACAAGTCTACTGATGATCCGTATGATGTTATCGACCAGAACGAGCTTGCACAGAATGTCATTGACGGTGAGGTGGAGATTGATGGCCTTGACCTGGACGAGATTAAGGAAGAGGTTAGAAAAGAGTGCGGTTCATACCGTGCATTCACGACCATTGACGAGTTCAAACAGACTATTCCGATTAAGGTTGGTGAGTCCCTTGAGTTCAGGATTAAGAATAAGCCTGAGTCTGAGCGTGAAGCTATGCTGATTGAGATAGATAAATCTTCTGTAACATTAGGAACCGCGATTTATTCCTTAGGTATGCTGTTCGATCAGTATGAGTACAGGAAAGACGACGAGTGGATCCCATTCGGAGTGCTGGACGTGACCGACACTGAGAAGACCGAGAACGCTGAGGGTAGCGAGGAATAATACATGGTGCGCTATTCTAAACCGTTTGTCAGTGAGCGTAAGTATATTCAGCTTGCACAGAATAAACTGTATAAGGCTTACGCTAAGCAATACCATACAGATAGAGCAAATTTCCAGGAAAAACTGTTTGCTGAAATGGCAGAGCTTAGACTCAGTAAAATGATGACACAGACATATCAGTTTAGCGATGAAGAAGCTGCTTTAAAGCGTGAGCTGTATAAAGAAATGTACCTTAATCTGTTGGAGGATGAGTTTATAGCACATAGTATACCGTCGTATTATTTTGACAGTGCAGAGCTTAAGGACTTTCTGCTACAGACTGAGTGTATAAAAGACATCGACGCTATAAAAGACTTTGTGCTTAAGTACGGAGTCAGCGTCGGTGAAGGTGAGAGCGGTAATAAATATATGTCACTGCATCTGAGAATCCCTGGGGAGAAGGACGCATACACATATATGATAGCCGTAGGGGATGATTATGACTTCGGTGTAGTAGTAGCAGAGAACCATGAGAGACTGTATGCAACCTATATCATACGAGATCTCAATGAGACCCCGCCTAATGATTTAAAGCTATTGCTTAATCTGATTTACTATGTGCTGGCGTTTCCTGATGCACTGGTGGACGGTAAACCACGACAGGCAGAGCCCGACCCTGAGCATGCTACGGCACGTAAGTACACACTGCATACAGACAAACGTGTGGTCGAGCGTGAAGAAGGAAAGAAACAGCACAGAGTTACACATTTCAGACGTGGACATTTCAGACGTCTGAGTTCAGATTATTATAAGAACAAACAGGGACAGGTGATATTTATACACGCCTCCCTGGTTAAAGGTACTGCCGCTAAGACAGTATTAGGATAAAGATTTAAACTTAAACAACTGTACAAAGTACAAGTGAGGATATATGAAATACATTAAGACACCTGTCTATGAGTTTGAAGAGCTCAGTGAAAAGGCAAAACAGAAAGTTATTGACAAAGAGCGCACGTTTTATTTCGACTGTATGTTTGAAGACGACCTTCATCTATGGCTGTTTGATAGCGACCGCTGCCCACTGATTGACTCAGGCGTAAGCATTGACAAGCTCAGTGATTTATCCTATGACCTGAGCAATTATCAGTATGACCATGTGGCATTCAGACAGTGTACACTTGATAAGGACATACTGATTGAGAAGTCCGGTGCGATGGAACTTATTGAGAATGCATGGCGTAATACTTCAGTTAGCGCACAGGACTATATAGACAATATTAGTATCTCCTGGTCGCTTCCATGCGCACGTGATTACTTCTGTTCTTCAGGTCACGTGGCTATTGATGACTGTGCTTTTTACAATGATAAGTTTGAGGATATGGCGAATGCTATATCAGAAGAGCTTGAAGCTAAACTCTCAGAGTACATGCATGAGCTGCAACGTAAACTGTATGACTATCTGATTGAACTTACCGACGATATGAGTTCTGAGGAAAATATCATTGCCAACCTGGACAGTGATCTGTTATACGACAGCAACGGCACAAGCTATACACGTGAAGAGGTTGAGGAGGAATAGCTATGGAAGACAAGAGAATTGAACTGAACATTATCCTGGGTGTAGCCGACAACGAGATTGTAGTAGTTGAAGAACTTGGTCTTGGTTCAGTATACCTATACACCATGGAGTATGTAAGTCCTGATGAGATTGAGCGACGCAATGAATACAACAATGTACTGGATTATTACGAGGACTTATGGAAAGACGCTGTAAGGGCAGGGCAGACATACAAAGGACTTGAGGACTGGGCAGACGAGGCACGCAATTATGAGTATGGTCCTTATCCCGGATATGACGACAGCTTTCAGAGTGACTTCGAGTCTGCTATGGAGGGCTTGACTGTTGAGCAGACGGAGCAGCTGTATGAGTGTGTGGGTGCGGACATAGACGACAAGGACGACGAGTTTGTATGCGAGTGCAGGAGTTGCGGACAGGTTGATATTATGCAGGACTATGAGCTCAAGCTGGTAAGTGATGATGTGCTGAATAAACTACAGGCATTCCGTGACGGTAAGTGTACACGTGATGAGCTACTGGACGTGCTGTATAACAATGGACTATATGAGAAGGAGGAGATTTTCTAATGGCTAAGGTACTTCCAAAAATTGACAGCATTAAACGTAACCAGGTGGGGACCTATCTGCTGCACATGATCCCGTTCAATGCGGGGACCGCACGTGCCAGGGTTATGAAGCGCAAGCTGTATGAGGTATGGTCTTATGACACACTGATAGGTCGTGTCGATATGACTAACCGTGACGTGCTTTACTTTGACGACACAGACTATTCAGCTACAACATCATTCATTCAGAATAAGTTTAGAGAGATTTTCTTCGAGATAAAAGAATACGCATAAGGGAGAGACGGGAAATGACAAAGTTAGAGGGGACACAGTTGAGTGCATACTATGCGCATCGACTGAACATAAATAAGATAGCACAGCAGCACTTGGCAGAAAGTGTAAAGAATATCAAATCAGCAGGGGCACTCATACTCAACGGTAAGATTGACGTACAGTTTGCCATTGATTCAGTGCAGACTATCATGGACGACGTGGAGAAACTTATTGCAGACGACACAACACAGCTTCAGCAGCTGAATGAGGTGGACTATGACTAGACGTGGTGCAGTTGTATGGACGGTTCTGTTCATAGGTTCTAACCTTGTGACCTATGAGGCTACACGCACACACATGGAGCGTACAGTTCTGCCTTCAATGGTGGCTAATGAAAAGTTCAGAACCATGGAGCCTGAGAAAACCGTATGCCGTGTGTATATAAATCAGGATGGTATGATGGACGTATCAAGTCCCGACGGTACAGTTGAGATTTATGCAACGGATAATAACATTGTCGTTGAAGACGACGAGGGGGAATGACTATGAGTATGTGGAATGATTGTCCTGAGCCAGACTTAGAACCACCGGAGGCGTCCCTTAATTATCATGATGAAGAGGACGAGGAAGAAGTAGACATGACCGACTATGAGGATCTTGCCCAACGTAAGCGTGAGTATGAGGAGTGGGAAGCCGATAACCACGACTGGGGAAACTGGAATTACCCGGACGACAGGTGGTAAAGGTGAGTGATATAACTTATAAAGACCAGATAGTTTATCTTAATCAGCAGGTGATGAAACTATCCGACAAGCTGCAGAGAATTGCAACCCTTGCAAATGACGTGGAGCTTGTCTATGAGGAAGCCATGCAGAGTGACGATAAGATTTTCTGTGAGTTCATTAAGGGAGCGTTCGCACCTACAATGGAATACATCAGACAGGTAAGGGCAATAACTGAGGAGTAAGGTGGAAAATGAATAGAGAATTACCTAGAGAACATGAGATTTGGCAGCATTTCAAAGGCGAATATTATCAGATTATTTGTATAGGTCATCATTCTGAAACTAAAGAAAAGATGGTGGTATATAAGAAATTCACTCCACTTATAAATAAATATATTCCAGTTGAACCATGCATAAGACCTTTAGACATGTTTATGTCAGAGGTTGATCATGAGAAATATCCTGATGTGAAACAGAAGTATAGATTTGAGAGGTTCTAAATATGAAGACAGACTTATTTGAAATGGTGGACATGGATTATCTGTTCACTGTTATTACAGCCGACCGAGCTGTAGAGTATACCGGCAAGGAGGTATACGTTGCCGACTCTATTAAGAGTTTAGAGAATGTAATCAAAGACGGTACTACCCGTACCTTAGAGGGTATAAACAGTACGTTATGTGAGCTACGTTTCAATGTACATAATGACGACTGCACAACCAGCTCCTATGCTTTATGTGTACCTGCTGATAAGGTTCATAAGATAGAGAAACAGTTAAGACCATTTAGAAATCTTGATGAATTTGAATTTGAAACTTCTAAAGTAATTGGTGACATTATTACATTTAGAAGTTTATACAATAAAGAACAAATTACTACAGTAATAACAGAAATGATTGAAAGAAAGAATGAAGCACAAACAATTGGTTTAGGCACACGTTTATATCCTTTAGACACTCTATTTAAAAACTATGAATGGAAAGATGAAACTGGTACATGGCACCCTTTCGGAGTTGAGGAGTAGCAGATGAACAAACGCAAATACATTCCATTGTCTATGGTATTGGGTAAGATATTGGACACAGACCTCAACGACATTCCAAAGGGTGCGAAGAATCTGCTTACTCTTGAAATGTCAACCGTATTGTCATGGATCAAGACCAACGATTTGCATGTAGGAAAGTTTGAAATGCTTTTGCAAAGCCGCGCCAAAGAGCTCGATTTGGGTATGGAGGACTACACTTCCATCTATGAGGCACTGGTTACAAATGTATATCACAACAATGGAACTGTGTCTGTATCCCCTATCAAGCGTGATATAGCCATGGTATGTTACTTCCTGGAGAATAACCATATCCTCAGAGAGAATGAAGTTGCAGAGTTTATAGAAACTGTTACGGGTATGCCATGCAACAGCGAAGAACAGGTAGCCTTTGACGGTGACATTGTTATGAAGGTGGAAGAATGATACTCAATGTTGTAGCTTTAATAATTATTGCCGGACTTATGGGTGTAGTATTCATTCAGTCCTATAGCATTAAGACTTTATCCGACAGCCTGGAGTCATACGCATATACCTGTAACCGCTTAGCCCATGAGAATGCAGAACTAAGGAAGCTATTACATAAATGATTTCCCTAGCCTATGCACCGTCAGTGAGTGTTCAAAAACACAGCTTTAAATTCACATTCGCATAGGCTAGTTTTTATTCAGCGTAAGGTTTTTTATGATTTCATTATTCATTAAAGACAGTGTGTGGTATGTGTTCAGAATACCGCACAACCAGGTGCTCAGTAAAACCAGAGCTGAGACACAGTTCCTGTTCGATCTGCAGCAGGGAAAGTTCCTGGTTACTGTAAGTAATTCCCATGTACGTTACGCCATGGATAACTCAGGCGACGCGCTCATGGTGCTGCATGAGACAAGTAAGGTACGTTTCTGTGCGCAGAAGAACATGGAAGTTACCATGCTCCTGGATGCTACCCGTCTTGCAAAGCTGGTGACTGAGACCTATGGCGCACCTAAGACCCTTAACACTCCCAGTAATAATATGGGAGCAAATCATAAGAAACCTGTTGTAGAGATTGACCCTGCTGAGAGGGAGAGGTTCAAAGGCATGCTCGCTGATGTAAGGATTGAGGGACGCTATGCACCTATGGAACATCAGATAGACGCGGCCTACTTCAAGTCTCACCACCGCAGAGCCTTCGACCTTTCCACCATGAGAACAGGCAAGACAGGTTCCACCATGCTTGCATTGGAATATCTGTTCAGAACACAGCAGATACAGAGGGCGATGATTATTGCGCCGCTGTCCTGTGTCCGTCCTGTATGGGTGGACGCACTGCGTACTACCATGCCACGGCACATTGCCAAGGCGGTGACGGGTACGAAAGCACAGCGACTGAAAGCTTTTGGTACGCATGCGGATATATTGTGTACCAACTTCGAGAGTCTGAAGCTGCACCCTGAGGAGTGGAGGCAGTTCAAGCCAGACGCCATTGTTATTGACGAGTGTACTCACTATGCAAATGCCAGTTCCAACAGGTCGAAAGCTATCAAGACTTTTATCAATGATATTAAACCGTCGTATGTGTGGGGACTGACAGGTACACCTGGATATGATCCGTTGAAAGCCTTTGCCATGAGCAAGCTTATCAACCCTGAGGCTGTAGCGTGCAAAACCCTGTATGCATGGCGTGACCTTACACAGTACCGCTGGGGGCAGCAGGCATGGCAGTGGAAGAACAAGGACTGTGCGCCTATGCTTATAAAGCAGGCACTCTCTCCTGCGGTATTGTTCAGAAAGGATGACCTCTTCGACCTGCCACCTGTGGTCTATATCGGCAGACAGATAGAACAGTCCCCTGCACAGCGCAAGCTTATGGACAGGCTGCGTGAGGATATGAGAGCAAGTGCCGACAGCGGTGATATTATCACAGCTCAGCAGAAGAGTGTGCTTGTCTCCAAGCTTATGCAGTGTGCCTGTGGTGCGGTGTATTCAGACAGCGGTGAGACATTGAAGCTGGACAACACCGAGCGTGTCAATGAGATTATGGAACTGATAGGGGAGGCAACCGGTAAGACGGTTATCTTCTCTGCGTTCACTGGTGCGATACAGAAACTTTATGACGACCTCCACAGCAAAGGTGTGAAGTGCGCCGTGGTTGACGGTTCAACCTCTGAAAAGAAACGTACAGAGATATTCCGTGCGTTCCAGTATGAGCCTAAGGGGCAGAGTACAGTGGATGTACTGATTGCACACCCAAGAACTACAGCGTTCGGTGTGGAGTTGGCGTCAGCCGATATGATGATATTCGATGGTGCTCCGCTGTCTGGTGACTTCGTGTTTGGTCAGGCAGTTGAGCGTCTAAGCTCACTGAAACAGAGAGCCAAGCAGATTACCATAGCTCAGGTTTATTCCTGTACTGAGGAGCGCAAGGTATTCCTGGCACTGATTGAGGGTCAGTCACAGGCTGCGGTGGTAGCTGATTTGTTTAAATCTGTGACAGGTGTTGCATAGTAATTTTTAAATATTGACAAGGAGTTTGTTAAGACTTAATCTAATAGATACAGAGGGGTGTTACTTATTATGTTAAAGGATAAAATTGAACTTTACAATAATGTCCGTGAAGCTCGTGCTAAATTTGAGAAACAGGCACAGGTTTTAAAGGACAAGGAAACACAGCTTAAAGCTGAAATGCTGGCAGAGCTTAACGCTCACGGACTGGACTCCCTCGCTGAAGGGGGTTACACAATCTTCAAGAAACATAGTGTACGTGCAGAGGTCACCGACCACAACAAATTGCAGGAAGCTATGTTTGCACTCATGGTCAAGGCTAAGGAAGAGGGTCGTCCTTTACAGGACGGACTGCTACTGCAGCGTACCGTTGCCAAGACCACAGTTCTCGATTTAATCCATGCTCGTCTCGGTCTTAAGGAAGACGAAGAGATGGACGTCAACGCACAGAATACTATCGACGAGGCTGACAAGCTTGGACTTCGCCTTGTTGATAACATTGATATTTCCGTTCGCAAAAAATAACTAGGAGTTTATTATGGCATACGATTTAGTTGCTTTACAGAACTATGGCTTACCAGCTGAGCTTGCTCAGCAGATCACAGAGTTACAGGGTAACTTCGGTGAGTCTTTCGGTGATTCCTTCTCACGTATCTCACTGAAGGGTAACCGCTTCTCTCTGAAGACAGGTTCAGTAGCTGAAATGATCAGCGCAGACAAGCTGGACTGTGTTATCCTGGCTGACGCACCTACCGACCACTGCACATATTATGCAGGCAAGTATGATCCTACACAGGAAGACGTTAAGCCTACCGCTGTATGGTTACAGGGTCAGGACGCACCACTGGTTGTTCCACCTGCCGCACTGACTAAGGACGCTACCGGTCGTTTAGGTTACTCACGCGCTCACCGTGCTGTGATCGCAATCATTGATCCTAATACCAACCAGCTGAAGATGGAACCTGTTGTATTTGACATTGGTTCAATGTCTCTATATGGTGACGACATTATGCTGTCAGACGGTACACCTGCCATGTCCTACAGCTCATTCAGGCGCTGGTGTGCAAAGCAGGGTATTCCACCTTGTCTTGTATTTGTCCGTGTAATCTTTGACATGCGTCAGTCAGTTCCAACTGTACGCTTTATTCCAGGTCGCAACGGCAGTGCTCCTGCTATTCTTCCACAGCCTATCTTAGGTCAGGTAATTGAGAAGGCTAAGTCTACTGAAGTTCACGACTTACTGAAGGTTACACTGATTGACGGCACTGAGCCTTCAGCTCAGCCAGCCGCTCCACAGCCACAGCCAGCACCTGTTCAGCAGACCGTAGCACAGCCACAGGTTGCACCTCAACCTGCTCCACAACCTGCTCCACAACCTGCTCCAGCCCCTCAGGCACCGGTACAGCAGCCTGCACCTCAGCCTCAGGTAGCACCACAGGCACCTGTAGCACCTGAACCACAGGTTATTACTTCAGATGATCCTGCTGCTGACGACCAGCTGATGAAAATCTTAGCTGAAGCCGCAGCTCTATAGGGGTAGCGTATGAAACGTCTGACAGATGAAGAACTGCTAACTGAGTTAGCTTACGTGCTTGACCTGTCAGGCTTCAATCACAACATTGCCTACGATAGTATCGGTCTGCATTATCCGGGGTTCTTTCTGACTATTAAAAACCCAGGCGCAAGACAGATGATGCGTGAGACTATCGAAGGTCTGGTTGAATGCCTAAAGGAAGCACTGGCGACAGGTGACTACCCTGAGTGTATTGATAGGGAACATGAGCTTGAGCAGATAAAAGAACTATATGATAACTGGATAATCGCAAACAAACAGAATTAAGTGGGGAACCATGGACGAGGTTGTAGACTTCCTGCGTGCGGTACTTCCGTCGCAGGGTATGTACTGTATCACGACATTGAGCAGAGAGAGCAAATACGCAAGTAACATGCCGTTCGTTGATATAGCTACAGCTGCGTCATACGCCAAGTCCAATGCCACCCATGCTAACGTATACTTTGCCCTGTCGTCTTTCCGTGTTGAGGGGAAGTTTTCACGCAAGGCGAACATGGCAGAGTATCAGCGTGCGCTATGGCTTGACCTTGACTGTGACGGAGGGAAAGCCACCAATGGAGAGCAGGCATACGCCAGTAAGACCGAGGCTATGCAGGCACTCGGTGCGTTCCTGAAAACCACAGGTCTACCATGGCCTATGGTCGTGGACTCTGGTAATGGTTTCCACCTATACTGGACATTTACCCGTGACGTTCCAACAAAGTTATGGAAAGCCATGGCAAACATGCTGCGTAAAGTGTGTGACGCTCAGAATCTGAAGGCTGATCATCACCGTACCACTGACGCAGCTTCCGTGCTCAGAGTTCCTGGCACACAGAATTTAAAGAACACTCCAAAACCTGTACGTGTACTGCGCAGAACCAAACCATGCACACCTGAACTGATGGCTAAGGTTCTCGCAGTGCTACAGAAACGCTATAACTTAACACCTTCTACGGCACCCATCAACACAACCTCGACTCAACACATGTCCGTAGAAGGTCTTTCTTTTGGTTCAGAGTTCACCACCATTCCAAAGGACTTGCCACCACGTTCGCCTGAACAGATGATTATCAAGTGCAGGCAGATCCGTGATATGGGTGCAAGTCCCTACGGCGCATGGTATCAGAGTATTCGTGTACTGCTGCATACCACAGCCACCGACGAGCTTATACATTTACTCTCCAAACGTAACGGACGCAAGTACGACGCTACTAATTGCCAGGCACAGATAGACGCTCTGCGTGCTGACATGAGCATAGGTCCATGCACCTGCGAGACTCTTGCAAGGGAGAACCCAAAGGGGTGTGAGGGCTGTCCGTTCCGTGGCAAGGTCAAGACTCCATGGTCGCTTGCTGTCATGGCTAAACCTAAGGCTGTGGAAATGCCCAAGTCAAATATTGTAAAGGCTGACTTCACCATGGGTATGCTTCCGGTCACCGCCACACAGGAGAAAGTTCTCTATACCCCCTACTATGATGAGACCTATAAAGTCTCACCCGGACAGGGGATATTCAAGACCGAGTACGACGACAACGACATACCGCACTCGGTACAGATTACTGAAAACGAGATTTATATCCACACACTGTGTGTGAATACCATAGACAAGACCATGCCACAGCGTACCTACATAGTACGCAAGGTTGTTCCAGGCTGCGCCCCTGTGGATATTCCGTTCAACGTGGAGGACTCACTGGGTTCACAGAAGATTGAAATGTGGGCAGCACAGTGCGGTCTGCTGCCACACCCACGTTACAAGAAGGACTTTTTTAATTTTATGAATACCTATCTTGCATCTATTCAGAACAAACTGCCTGAGGTTTACGTGCGCAACCACTTCGGCTGGGTTGACTGTACTGATAGAACCACAGGCGAGGTTTACCCAGGCTTTATCATAGGCTCACAGATGTACACGAAGCACGGTACCACTGACGTCAGACTTGACGACCGTGCTGCCAGCGTGGCACAGAAGATTAGAACCAAGGGTTCGCTGGAGGAGTGGAAGAAAGTTCCAGCTCTGTACAAGACCCTCGATCAGAAGTTCGCACAGCTCTTAATGTGCGCCGCCTTCGGAGCTCCGCTGATGAAGTTCGGTTTAGGTACAGCCACCAACGTAGCCTTCAGCTCATGGGAACCACAGGGCGGTAAGGGTAAGTCCTCTCTACTCAAGGCACTGGCTTCTGTATGGGGTGATCCACAGCAGATGCTTATGGGCAGAACCGACACCCATGCCGCACGTTTCCAACAGTATTCAGTGTATCGTAACATTCCTATTCTCATTGACGAGATGACTGGTATCAGTGACGACGAGACTGCCTCCATGCTGTATGACATTGTGAACGGTAAGGAGAAGGCACGTTCCACTTCCACTGGTACAGGACTTGCACAGTCAGGACACTGGGACACCGTGACCGTGTTCACTTCCAACCAGTCCATGTACGAGGCACTGAAGAGTTATAGAGTACAGTCGCAGGCTACATGTATGCGTGTGATAGAGGCTGTATGTGACTTCAAGGACTACTCCGGCAGACCTGAGGCACTTGAGATTAACGCAGCTCTGAGCGCCGCTAGAGATAACTATGGGCTTGCAGGTCAGGACTTTATATCTTTCATTATGAGACAGCCTAATATCGGACAGGTTGTAGGTGACTATGCTGAACAGTTTGCCAACCGCTACACACGCTCCGCTGACGAGCGCTTCTGGTTGTATGGTATAGCAATTCCACTGATAGCAGGACGTATTGCCTGTGCCCGTGGTCTTCTGAACTATGACATGGACGCACTGACTGACTACTGTGTCAATACCCTATTGCCTTCCCTACGTGAGAAGGTGAAGACCGAGGCTCCAACCGGAAGCAACCTGCTGACTGACTTCCTGAATGACAACCTGAGCTCCACACTGATAGTTCAGGCTCATACCCGCAGAGACTTCATGCAGGTGAAGGACACTATCAAGCCTGAGGGACTGTCCTTCAGCGGTCCTTCTATTGATCCTTACATTGTACAGCTACCTGTCAAGGCTCTGCTGATCCGTCGTGAGCTGCTTACAAATACTGTTTACGTATCGACCAGGGCACTGACTGCATGGTGTAAGAGCCGACTGATTTCTCTTGACGTTATGCTTTCCGACCTTAAGAGCAAGGGGCTGATACCTCCTGACACAGACAACAAACGTGCGGTGCTGGGTAAGGAAGTAACCGCATTGCCACAGAGTTCTCAGAGAGTTTATGTTTTTAAATTGAAAGGTGATGTAAATGAAAGTTGAATATAGCCGACTGCTTGGCTCGCTTACCAGCTCCGGCATGGTGCGTGTGAGCCTCCGTTACGGAATGATTTACGATTTGAAAGTAAAGAGCTACTACGACAAGCTTGAGCTTGTACTGATTCCACGTCCATATAACCCTGAGGAGCAGAAAATGCGCAGCCCTCAGTCCATGTATTTTGGACGTACCTATATGAGAAACCTGTTCCCTGACTTCGCTATTTCTATGCGTTATCAGAAGGGCAAGCTCTTTATTCGTTCAATGCAGTTACAGTTTATTTACGATCCTAAGCAGGAAGTATACCGCTGTGTACTGCCACGCTCACTTGATACCTACCGTAAGTATCGTACTCTTCAGTCTCTTGAGAAGGATAGGCTACAGGGGCAGGAGGTTGAACAATGACACCTGAGGGAGCTGTCAAGTCTAAGGTACGCAAGGTACTGCATGACTGTGGGATATATACCTTTCCGGTTAATCAGCAGGGCATAGGTCGTCGCGGTATACCAGATGATTTTATGATGTTTAATAACGTGCCATGCTTTATTGAGTTCAAGGCTGAGATGCGCTTTGACAAGAATAACAAAACGGCGTTGTCTACATGGCCTACGGTTCTTCAGATACTGGAAATGCAGAACGCACGTGCCGCGGGTATGCACACATTCGTAATTGATAAGAATAATGCGGACGATTTTATAGACTGCATACGACGTGACGCCTTCTATCCGCATGTATGGAGATTGAATTTACACGCTTATGATTGGTATAGAAATGCAACGCCTGAGTATTTCAACGACGTGATAATGAAAGCTATTACAAAATACAGTTGTGAAACTTTGTTAAAACCATATGAAGTAATAGATACCATAGCGTTTGAACATTTTTATAAATACTAAGGAGTCAAGAATGAATTTCATATTTTCCCCAAGTAACTTAAAGACGTTTGTTCAGTGCCCTGCTAAATTCAAGGCTATGAACATAGACAAGACTGTACCATACGTACAGAGTGAACAGGCTAAGCGAGGTGAACAGCTCCATGCTTTAATGGAGACAGCAATCAACCATGGGTGGGACGCAGTACAGTGGACTGACGCCAAGTCACAGCCTCATGCACATAAGTTTACCGGGATTATACGAGGTTTAATAGCCAATGGCTACGAGGTACACACTGAGGTAGGTGTAGCAACTGACGGCTATGGTCATGGTCTTGATTACTGGGCTAAAGCTCCACAGAATTTTCTGCGCTGTCGTATTGACGTACTTCTTCTGAACAAGGAAAAGGGAAACGCCATTATCTTCGACCATAAGACTGGAAAGAAATATGGTGCTGACGCCCTACAGCTGCAGGCTAACGCAGTATGTGTACGTGACACCTACGGTATCAGCAAGTTTATAACTATCTTCGACTACCTTGACTCCGGTGATATGATAAAGGAAACCATTGACGTCAGCGATGTAGATCTGAGAGAGACTGATCCACTGAAATTTGCGTCCTCCCCATGTCTTGAGCTGCTGAACGCAGTGAGCGACGCACAGAGAGCGTTAGCTATGAATAAGTTTATACCAACTAAAAACCGCTTCTGTTCATATTGCCCATTGTATGAGGGTGGTATGTGTATTCATTCAGATCATACTTATAAATAGAGGACGCAGAGAATGAGATACTTAAGTTTATTCAGTGGTATTGAAGCAGCGTCATGTGCATGGCATCCTTTGGGTTGGGAGCTTAAGGGTGTCTGTGAGATTGAGAAGTTTCCATGCAATGTACTGAAACACCATTACCCACAGGTTCCTAACCTTGGGGATATTACTAAACTCACACGTGTACGCAAGCTGACACCTACTGAGTGCCTAAGGCTGCAGGGTTTCCCTGACGACTGGTTCGACGGTGTGGAAGGTTATTCAGATACTGCCGCCTATAAGGCAATCGGTAATTCCATGTGCGTGAACGTTATGCATTGGCTGGGTAAACGAATTGATACCGTGGAGAAGGAGTTATGAGAACCTGCAAGACCATTCAGTTAGGAGCAAAAGACAATCGTGGTGATCATGACTTCTACGCTACGGAACCAAGGGCTACGGCACATCTGTTTGCTACGCTTAAGTCTGTAGGTCTACGTCTTCCATACCTCTGCATTGAACCGTCAGTGGGTACAGGACATATAGCAAAAATGCTACAGCTGATAGGGCACGCCGTGTACTGTTACGACATTGTAGACCGTGGGTTTCCCGGTACTTATGTATGCGACTGGAAGCAGGCAGTACGTCCTACTGAAGAACCTTTGGGTGTGGTTATGAACCCACCCTACAATGAGGCACTGGAGCATTTAGAGCATACACTGGAAATGCTTAAGGACGGTGAGCTGTGCTGTGCGTTGCTTCGTCTTCAGTTCCTTGAGACTATCAAGCGTAAGGCTTTCTTTGAGAAATACCCTATGCGCTATGTTGCGGTGTTCTCATTCAGAATTAAGTGCGATAAGAACAACGACCCTAAGGCACAGGTTACACACAGTGCCATAGCTTTTGCATGGTACATATGGCAGAAAGGATATACCGGTAATCCTGAGCTGCTTTGGATCTAGGAGACAGATTATGGACGATAATTTAGAAAAACTTAAACATTTTATACATGGTGGTACACCTATTCCTGGACCAGTTATTGGCGGTTTTATTTCCGTAGCAGGACATCGTCCTAATTGTTCAGTTGAGGAGCGTCATATTTTTGATGCACTGATTGACTACATAGAAAATTTAGAAAAACGTGTAAAGGTATTGGAAGATAATTATTACCCATACGGAGGAACATACAATGACACAGAAAGACATTAAAGAGGCTGAGCGTAAGCGCAGACAGGAAGAGTTCGAGCGTGAGCTGAAAGAAAAGCAGGACGAAGAGCGCTGGCTTGCTGAGCTTGTGAAGGAAGACGAGAAGCTACGCAGGGAAATGGAGGGGTTTTAGATGAACTTCAGTATCGAAGCTAAAATTAAACGAATTACAGAAGGCAAAGCTCAGGCTAAAGTCAGAGAAATGGATCATGAAACTGCATTAAGTCAGGTAAAGCTTGAGTTCAAGAAACGTAAGACACTGGCGCTCATTACTGAGTATGCCAAGTTTCTGCGTGAGTGGTTCGACGTAGAATGTAAATATGATCTTGACTATTTAAACTATGATAGCTTACACCCACATGAGATTATTCTGAGTAATAGTTTCTGTATCCCTGACGAGCTGAAAGCTATTGCAAAATTTTATGCTTCTTTGGATGACTTAGAAAAGTCTGTATGGAAAGACTATATGATTGAACATGGTCAGCCTAATAATCTGCTGGTTATATACGATGAGAAAGACCCCCAAAAATATAGAGACGGATGGGAAGCCGCGGCAGACGATAAGCTACATATAAAATTCTGACGAGGTAGGCAGCCTATGGGACAAACAAACACAGGGAGTATTCACGCAGACCTGGAACGACAACTACTAGACATATTATATCTGGTCTGCGTGAATGAGACTAACAAGGTTGTTAGGGATGACGACAGGAATTATAGCGCAGTATTCTGTGATGTTGCAAGAAGAATACTGGACGGCATAGCTGATACGTATGTAAGGAAAAAGAAATGAGAATAGTAACGCTGGACTTTGAGACTTACTGGAACTCAAAAGATAAGTACACTCTAACCAAAATGGGACCTATTGAATATATCAGAGACCCACGTTTCTTTGTTCAGTGCGTAGGCTTCCGTATTGACAGAGGACAGACCCATGTGGTTTCCTACAAGAACGGACTTGACCGTCAGGTGCTGAACGCCCTTCACCTCGACGAGCCTGGAACAATCACAGTAGGTCACAATATCAATGGGTTCGACGCCTTAATTCTTTCCGAACACTACGGCATTAAACCTTATATGATTGTGGACACTATCAGTCTAATGAACTGGCTTGGTCTGTCACGTGTCATGTCATGTTCACACAAGACACTGACGGCTGCACTCGACCATGGTATCAAGCAGGCAGGTACTGTAGTCTCTGACGGCAAGCGTACCATTGAGGAGTTCACCTCTGAGGAGTGGCAGTTCTTCATGCAATACTGTAGCGACGACGTAACCCAGTGTAGTGAGAACTTCTACTCAATGCTGCCTTACGTGAAGAACCCTGACGCACTAAAGCTTATGAGTATCACAGCCAAGATGGGCACAGAGCCTGCGTTCATTCCTGACGGCAGTATGCTGAAGGATTACGTGAACGACCTCGACAGCGCAGCCGAACAGAAACGTCAGGAGCTTGCTACCTTCCTCCATTTCGATACCGTGGACGCTATGCTTAAGGCTATCCGCTCACGCAAAGAGTTTCCTGTACTGCTGGAAAGTCTTGGCTGCCCATGCCCTATGAAGTTCAGTGAGAAGCAGGGCAAGGAAATTCCAGCTATCAGCAAGACCGACCTGGAATTTACTAAACTGCTGAACCATGAGAACCCACAGGTACGTGCCCTCGTCTCTGCACGTCTTGAACATAACAGCTCCATTCAGAAGTCACGCTCAGAAAGCTTACTGAACTTCTCAGACAAACCTATCCCTATTATGCTGGGTGTGTTCAAGGCACACACTGGCAGATACACCGCAGGTAACGAGGGCAAGTCTGACGGTCTGAACTTTCAGAACCTGAGCAAGCGAGACCCTACCAAGCTTGTAGTCCGTGAAGCCATTAAAGCACCTGAAGGGTACAAGGTTGTAGCCTGTGACTCTTCACAGATTGAGGCACGCATACTTGCCTGGGTGTCAGGACAGAATGACCTCGTGGAACAGTTCCGTACAGGACGCGACCCATACGCTGAGATGGCAAGCAAGATTTTCGGTCAGAGCGCGCAGGAGATTCACGACGGCGCTAAGCATAACGACCACCCTGAGCATAACAAGCTGAAGATGGAACGTAACGTAGGCAAGACCTGCATTCTTTCTGCCGGATATGGTGTGTCTGCCAAGAAGTTTTCTGACACACTGCTACGCACCAACGTTAAACTTGACGACGACCTAACCAAACATGAGTCCATGGCTACCCATGCACATGCGGTTTATCGTACAGCGTCTACTTATATCGTAGCCTTCTGGAAGTATACTGACCAGGTGATCCGTTGTCTTGCTTCCAACACTGCATTGGGTGAGTATGGGAAGTTTGGCGCACATAATGAGTTCAGCTATGGTCGTGCCTTAATCCCATGTACTGAGATTAACTGTGCTTATCTCGGACTGCCTAACGGTTACCGCCTGTGGTACCCTAACCTAAGGTTCTCTGAAGGACAGATGGTATATGACCGTATCACCCATGGTAAGCCTACACCTACAAGAATATACGGAGCTGGTGGTGTGGAGAACCTATGTCAGTCATACGCTTTTATGATGTTAGGCTGGCAGGCATGCCGTATGGCAGATCGTGGAATAAATCTGAAAGCTAACATTCACGACGCATGGATTACTGTGGTTCCTGAGGATAAGGCTGAGGAGACTAAACGTATCATGGAAGAGGTTATGAGTTCAGTTCCTTCATGGCTTGAGGGTTTCCCTGTTGGCTGCGAGGCTGAGATAGGCGACGACTTCCGTATTGCCTAAGCTCACATTTCCAAATAAATGTGTTGGTATTAGGTACAGTTAGTTTTATAATAATAGTAAATGGAGATTAACTTATGCCAACACGTAAATCATTATCAGACAGAATGGAACTAATCGAGCTCAAGCTGAAAGAACTTGAAATGAGACTCGACCATGTCAACGACCCGCCGCCACGTGCAGTGCGTACACGCAAGCGCGACTACGATACATGGTACAGTGTGACTACCATGTTCCGTGCCGGTATGTCCCGCACCAATATCTGCAAGATGTTTAATATCAGTATGAACTTATGCAGGGCATATCTTGCCATGCCTGAGGCACAGGGACGTGCTCTGCCACGCAAGACTGAGGTCAGCAAGATAATATTTAAAGCTAAACTTGAGACAATGGAGAAAAAGTAAGATGGCACTATTTATAGCAACAGCGTCTGTTTCCACAGAAAACACACTTGAATTTATACAGTCTAAAGCAAACGACATATTACATGCCTGCTTAGACAAGGGTATAAATGACTGGGTGCGCAAAGCTGAGGCATTCAACCCGGGATTAACTGTTGTTGATATTACAATTACACCACAGTACGCAGCTTTATTCATTGCTGTATCTTATCGTAACGCAGCACCGAGTGAAGTGAATTTACAGACCACAATCAATAGAGCATTCACTGATATGGGGGAGTAATAATTATGTGTGACAATTTCAAAGATAACGAGTGGAAACCTTTACCACCACTGGACGACGAAGACAAGGCTACATTGTTCAAGGCATTGAACATGGCTGTGACTCATACTGTTCGTAGCGAGCTTGACGCTGAAACCGAAGATGACCGCAAGTATTATTTAGAACAGGAAACGAAGCTTAAAAATCTAACAACCAAATTGTTTGACCCGAAGAAGCATACACCATGGTGGAAACCACAATCTCCTAAAGAACCAAAGTGGAGACCATTGAAAACTTTTTCTGATTTCATAGCTGTGACTCAAAAATCTGTAGGAACAAGTATTGTTTATAGAACAAAGATTGAACCTGAAATTGAAGTTGTATCTATAGTACAAGGCTTTGGTATGAATAATAAAGATGAACTTGCATTTATAGATATTGGAATATGTAGACTAGAACCAGAAGTTTTGTTCAAAAACTTTGAATTTAAACGTAACGGCTTATGGTATCCATTTGGAGTGGAAGAATGACCGAGAAGAAAGAGCCTGTAGAGCTGACACAGCACGATAAAATTCTCATCGGCAATGCTCTGCAGGTCTACATTGATCATAACGAGGCTATGTTAAAAGACGGCTATGTACTGGGTGAAGGTATCTTCATTATGGAAAAGACCATAGACGAGGCTAAGGAACTTATCAATAAGTTTAAGGAATGGTGATGAAACGTAAATACTACAGATACCGTGACCCTGACTACGTAGAACATTTAATGCGGATAACTTCAGCAGACGATCCTATATTCTTCAAGCCTCATGTATGGCAGGACATGCGACGCCCATGCGAGTTCGAGCGCCGTTATCACATGGGGCTTAACCTGGAATATTCCATGAACTATGAGGACGTGCGCTGGCTTAGACGACAGGAGAGACGAAATGGGTAGCTATCTCTTAGAAATAAATGCTATATCAGCTGATGGTGAAAAGCGTATCTATGAACATATCGTTGAAGCTGAATCTATAGTGGATGCTTTCAATAAATTCGACCAGACATTAGACGCTGCTGAGATTAGACGGTTCGTAGAGAATGGCTATTGCAATATAGGATGCCATTGGTTAGACACTAAGGGCACAGAACCACCTGCCGGCAACAGCAGTTCCTAGTGTGCCCTGAGCGGCGCTGCGTTATGTATTCCGTAGCGCAATGCCATCAGTGGTCCGCTGTACATGTACTGGGCGTACATGCAGGAAGCGTAGAAGGTCAATTAAATTATAGATAAGGAGATTTTAAAATGTCAAACATTAAACATGTAGTATTCCATGCAGGCTGCATAAAAACCTGGTCGACTGCTAATGAGGTTTCCAAAGGCGACGAGGGTTACTTCGGCAACACCGTGCAGCAGCTTTTCGAGAACGTTGAGAACAACGTCACATATAAGGTTGAAGAACTTATGACTGACAACCCAAGCATTGTCTTTGCTGCCAAGGTAGACAATCAGCTACAGGGTTTCTCAATGTTCCTGCCTACCTATCTTGCTCATGGGTTCGTCCCTTTCGAGAAGTTCAGTGAACTTAAAGACCTCACCGGTGCAAGACTGTTCAGTGAGATAACTTTACGCCAGCGTATACAGGGCACAGCCAACTACTTTGTCTTTCTGAAAAAGAAAGTGAACTGCTACTATGGCAAGACCCCTAAGCTCAAGAGTATCTGTGGGATCAGCGTGGACGCACTTTGCAATCTGTACGAGGTACAGGACAGAGAGGGTCACTGGGTTCCATGTGGTAAGCGAATGGAGATTGAATAATGCTATTAGGTGAATTACTTAATCTCATAGATTTAGAACTCGAAAAAGTACAACTAAGTAGTAATAGGAATACATCAAAGATTATATATGCACATATAATTCCAAAGGAGTTCTATAACTTACCTATAAGACACATTAGCTGTTTATATGAAACTAGAGATTACAAAATTGTGGGAAAATATTTACATATTTTTCTAGAAACTTCAAAGTCTATAGCAATGACTAAAGCTATCAAGGCATACGAAGATAAGCTTTATGGTAGATTTAGGGAGATTGAATAAGATGAACACAATACCAATATATCATTTAAAAAGAATCCAACCAGACGTACCTGAAGATCGAAGCTATTTGTGTAATAAATATATAGCACATTATGGTTCACCTACAAGTAATATTGATTTACCTTCATTACAGTGGGGTCCAAAAGAAGAAGCTACTAAGTATACTGAAAGAACCGCAGATTTCTTAATTACATTTGCAGGAGCTTTCTTTAATTACACACTTGAGAAAGAAGAATGGAAGCCTGAAGAATAACAGAAGGGTATAGGTCAAAGGTTTACTATGCTTTGTTGCCGCTTAAAGCGCGCACTCAATCGGACGAACTCGGCACAAGGTCAGCACTTACGCGATCTAGCCAACGAGCCTTTTAACCTATGAAATAAGTATAACACAAGGAGATACGAAAATGAAAATAAAAACAATAACCACAATATTTCATTTGGTGTAATTAGTTTAATTGGTGGTATAGCATTTACTATTGAAACAATAATTGGAGGAATAGCAAAATGAAGACATTTGACAGGAAAGACGTATTTACTATTGCAACTATTGAAGATGCAAGAAAATACATTAACCATGAGGGGTATTTTTGCGACAGTTATTATTTAGATTTAAATAGGTGGGATAAAGGGATTCTAAAACAAGTTGATGAAGATACAACAGATTATCCCTTTTATCTAAAACAAAGAAATAACTGTAGTAATGCTTCTGTCGGATTTAGATTCTTTCTTCCTGTTGACAAGGTTAGAAAAGAAAAGAAATGGAGAGCTTTTAGAAGTTTTAAAGAATTTTCAGAAACTCTTAATAAGAATGTAGGTTCTCAAATTACATATAGAAATAGAGATTATCCACTAAGAATAATTACAACAACAATTATGGGGTTTATCGAGGAAGCTAATAGAGAAGATCAAATACAAATAGGCGGAGGCGCTTTAAAATTTTCTACTTGGTTTAATGAAATAGAAATTTGGAATGAAGATAAAGAAAGCTGGCAGCCATTTGGAGTTGAGAAATGAAAGTAAAAGTAGAACTGGAAGAAGAACAATGGAGTTGGGTACTTGAATCAATAAGTGAAAGCGAAACACAAGCTCAACAATATGAAGAAATGTGGGAGGGCAGATGTAGAGAAAAGCAATATAGAAATGAAAAAGAGACTTTCTCAAAACTCTATGATGATATTAACAAACAACTTAGTGGAGTGGAAAAATGCTAGAACAAGAATTTTTAGAGAAATTTGACAAAGGTGAAAAATTCTCAGAAAGAGAATTGGATTCTTTAAGATGGGGACTTGATGAAGTTGAAACCATCTATGGTGAGAATAACCGATGGTCGAGATCTGCTAAGACTATCTTTGATGTTCAAGGTAGACTGTTCGCTTTAGACTGGGAAGAAGGTTTAACTGAAAATCAAGAAAATGAGTTCTTTAACCAACCTTATGAGGTTGAAAAGAGAACCAAGACTATTGTTGTCAATGAGTACATTAAGAAGGGATAAAGAATGAGTTAGGGAATAGCTAAAACTATAACAGAGAAAGAAAAGATTAAGTCTGAATTTGCGGATCTCTTACATGGATTAAATTCATGTGGAGATATTGATATAGAAACTTATGACGAATTATGGAAATACACAATGCCATTGTTTGACAAAATGTATGAACAAGGCAAGAAAGATGCAAAGGTGAAAGAATGAGACATATTGATAGTTTAAAAAATATTCAAATTAACGATAAAGAAGGTAATTGGCATATAGCTAAACCACGACCAGATGATTCTATTTTCAGCAGATTATACGACGCATGGAAAGTCTTAATTGGTGAATATATTGCTGTTAAATTTTGGGAAGATGATCATAAGTTTGGAGAAGATTAAAAAGGTGGAAAAAATGACATTAGAAGAACAATTAAAGTTTATTCCTGAAACAGAATATATCTTTGTTACTTGTGGTGAAGAAGAATATCTTGGGTATAAGCATGATTATCTTAACGATAAAATTCTTTTAGATAGAAAAATAAAAGATAAAACAGTAAAAACTATACGAGTTTGTTGGTTTGACACTGATGAAGCTTATTTGCACATTGAGGTAGAAGAATGAACTTACCAAATATACTAGCAGAAGCACATGGCATTAGAGCTTCATTAGGTGAAGTTGTAAAAACTCTAATGTTACAGTCTGATTATAAAAATAAAAAATTTTATTTAAAATTTCAAGATACTGAAGAAAAGAAGCTTGTTGAGAAAACTATCAAATTAGACCTAGAACTATTCTTACGTTGGGAAGATATGCCAGTTCTTAAATATAGAATTGTACCTATAGCCGACAATGCGACAATATATATCTATATGGTTAATTGGTTCTAGGAGATAAAAGAATGACAACTAAATTAAAACATATTGTAATGTGTCTAAATAATTTTATTTACATACGAGTCGAGCAGGGATACGGTAAGAACACACGCATTCTTTTTGGAGGAACCTTAACTGATGACGACGTCCCAAAGAATTTATACCCACTGATGGAACGTGAGGTAGAACTTATTGAACCGAGACATGCAGCTCGTAGTGACGTTCTAATTATTCATATCATATAGGTGGAAGAATGAAGGTAAAAGAACTCAAAGCTATATTAGAACAGTTCCCAGAGGACGCAGTTGTATGGACGAATGAATACTTCCGGGCGTGTGAAAGGTATTTTACTAACGAACCTGACATTCATATATTCAGCGCAAACAAAGACGATAGGTCAGTCCCATACCAGCAGGCAGCAAAGTGCATAATATCAGAACGTACATAAAATAAAAGGAGGAAAAAATGATTGCCTATATATTTGAATTGGTAACAGGGTTTCCTTGCACAAATTTAGCTGAAGCTACAGAATTTCTTTTTACGTTATTTCTAGCTGGCTGTGCATTTATAGCTTGTTTAATTCTATTTTATCTAAAACTGAAATGGTGGAAATAATGATTTTTGATTTAGTCGCTGTGGTTAGTGCTATCTCCATGCTTATACTATATTTTATATGGCAGGCGACCGAAGTTAAACTGAGAACTATGCGCTACTACAATCATCAAACCTGGAAAACTTTTGCTTATGAATGGGCTAAAAGTTTATTTTTCTCAGCCTGTGCAGTAATCTCTATAGAGATTGCTGTTTATGGATGGTATCTTATTATTACTTTTATCTGCTCATGCCTATAACAAAAACCCCTGTCAAGGAGTAACAAGCGACAGGGGCAAAATGTATGGAATGTGTCTTAATGATTAACAACTCAAATAAGGTACTTTAATTATACGTGCATGTGCTTCACTCTGTCGTGAACCTCCGCACGTTTTGCATTGTTGAAACGGTCTAGCGTGCCAACAAGATAACCTGTTACACGTCTAATTCGTTCAAATGCAACACCTACTCCGACTAATCCCTCTCTGTTTGGTTTCAACTTTGTCTGCATATCATGCCTCCACAGTCACAGTTCCCTGAGCTACAGCAATGTTCTTGCCTCTGTCGTTGCTTGCTGCTACGGAAATACTGAATGTACCTGAAGCTGTAGGTGTTCCGCTCAGCTTCGCATAGTTGTCTGCGTAAGTTGCAGTCATCCAGTCAGGCATACCGGTTACACCGAACACAATAGGTAAGTCTCCGCTGAACACGAAGGAGCCTTCCCATGCGTTACCTACTTTAGCATTAGGTAGTAGTACACCAGCAGAACCAACAGGATCAACAGGGCATTCTCCAGTGCAGCACTCATAATTACATATCAACCATTTTGTGACAGGGATGCTGTTCTCAAAGAACAGACAGGAACCTTTAGGAAATGCTACAGCCTTAGAATCAATACCACGCTCTAAAAGTATGGTTCCGCTCTCATTCTTAACCTTCACATATTCCTTCACCATATCCCAGGCAAGCGTAAGAATAGTCTCCTCACCCTCAGGGACAAGCGCAGTCAGTGCCGCCATGTCAGCTGTAGCCAATGGAAGATAAATATCTGTTGCTTCCAGCTTGTTATTCAGATTGAAACTCATTGCCTGTAAAATCATATTAGCCTCCACATGGTACGGACTCTGTGCTTACACGATCAGCTATGAACTGAGTCGTACATATATCCAAATCTAATTCTAAAATCTTCTCTCCGCTGTTAAACTCTATCGAGCCTATGTAACGACCTACTCTTTTCCACAGCTGACTGTCGAGCACGAACACAATGTCTCCGTCCTCGTTGGTTCCAAAGGCAGGATAGATTAACAGTGGCTGTGTCTCAGGCAGAATGAAACTGTCGTTCCACTTCTCAATATCATGTGTAGGCCAGCACCCCTTAAAACACTGTGGTGATAATGGAAGCTCACAGGTCTGACGTGGAGGTGGAACAATCACCATGCGCACCTGCTTCCAGTCTACAAGCTGCCCGCCGTTACACCCCGGTGTCGTGATACGCACCGCAAGCGTAGGCTGGTTCTGACATATTTTTACGATCGGCATTATTGGTTCCTCTCTCTATAAGCGTTAATCAATTCACGTGGAGGTATCTGCACTGTGCCACGTCTTACCAAACCCTGATAATAGTTAGTTTGTGACAATTTAGATGTTATGAAATTATTACGACGTACCGCATAACCACGATACATTTCTTCAATAACATCCTGAGACTTATTAGCCTTATATGCTAAGTCTAGTTGAGATTTAAACTCTTTGTCGATTTTAGCTAAATCTTTTTCCATCTGATGTATATCAGCATAGTCACGTGCTACGTCTTCACCGAAACCTAAGGCAAGCAATGTATTGTACTGCTTATCATAAGCACTAACCTTTTCGCCTTTCTTCACAGTTATGAGATCAGCTACGCCCGCGTCTTTAATCAGATTGTTGTAGAAGTTCAGCTCATTCCAGTAACGGCTGGTACTTCTATTACCTACGGTACTGAACATAGAACCAGCGCCTATGGCTGTATAGATAGGACCTAGAATATCACGTGTGCTTGCATACATTGGATCTTTAGTTAAAGCGTCATTTTCCATGGCTGCCACAATACCGGTCAACGGACCAGCCATATAACCTGTTACAAGGTGACGTACTGACTCAGGAGACATATCCAAACCTACGGAGTCTGCCATTCCTTTAGCAAGAGTCTTCCATATCTCAGGTGTACGACGGCTGTCAATATCAGCACGTCTCTGATTTTCTTTCAGATAGCGGTCACGCTGAATTGTTGCACCGAAGTAATTTCTGTCTACGGCTAACTGAACCAAAGGCTGCGCAAGCAGTGGTGTACAGGTCATAAGCATTTTCTTTCCCATGTCTTCAGCCGATTTAACCTCGAAATCAGGACCTCCTAATGGGCTGATGTTTCTATAGAAAGAGTCAGCCAGGTTCATGGCTACATGAGCACCTGTATCTACGCCACGCTCAACACGGCTGATACCCATAGCAGTCTGGAATGCAAATACTAAAGGACCAAAGCCCAATGGGAATTTGAAATACTGTCCGTCTCCCACAGGCACAGGTAAGAATGTGAATGAACCAAGGCTCATGTCGTCAAGTATACGATAACCTTCTTCGTCATCACCATCTCCAAGCATAGTAGCTACGGCTGCAATCGCAGCAGAAGACATGGCAACTGAACCTGCAAAATAACCCCAGCTCTTAGCAGCAAGTGCTGCATTCTCTTTTGATTTGCTGTGTCCGAAGGTTGTCACATTCAAACCAAAGTAATTGGCAAGCTGAGTAGCAGTCTGACCGATTGAAGTTACGAATGGGAACAGCGCACCAACTAATCCTGTTACACCATTTCCATTATGGAACTTACCACGTGCAGATAGGTTCATCATTTCCGTTACATGGAATGCAGCGTCGGCTTCAGATACACCGCTGTCACGTAGAGACTTGTACATAGCAAAGGTTGGAATTGCATAATACATTTCAGCCCATAGACGGAATGTACCACGTCCTGCTCTACGTAATTTATCTAAAGCTTCTGTTACTGAGCCACCCTTTTCCACGTCTTCAATAGCTTTCTCAATATAGGCATAGTTGGTATTACCCATATCCTGAAGCATTGCACGTATGGAAGCTGAAGTCATAATACCCTGACGTTTGAACTCTGAAAGGTAATCTCCGATTTTGCCACCGATCTGTTCAGGCTTACCTGTGAACACAGCTTTCATAACCTCAGGTGCGTAAGTCATATTAGCCTGCATACGTAGTGCGACTTCTTCACCATATACAGCTTCCCCATTTACGTCTCTGAATACCTTACGTGCAGAGAAGTACGTACGCTCAATGAAATCACGGATTGCATTGATAGGTGGGAAGAATGGCTTATAGGTTGTGAACAGAGACGCAAAGCCTGAAGTAATCTTACGCATGGTCTTATAACGGTCTGCTGCTTCCTTGTCATATTTAAATGGAGCACCGAATGCTTTGCCTACATCTGCATGGTCGTTATCAAACAGTACAGCATAAGCTCTATTCTGTGTAGAAACACGATTACCTTCTGCGTCGTAAACAGGTTCAAGCACACGGATAATAAGACTCTTGTTCCTATCGAGCTCACGGGCAAACTCATTGTTCTGTTCTACATGTGCCATGAGTGAACTGTATGGAGTAACAGCCATGCCATTGTAATAGGTAATTTTCAATGGAGCTGGGCTATTAGGTCCTTCAGTCTCAGGCATGAGATTTACTGTATGTGCGTCAACATTAGGATCTTTGCTCTGTGCTAAAGTACGCAGTCTCTGATATGCACCCATGGTGTCACGGCTTAGCTCTACTGAACCTACAGCGTTGGCAGTACGTTTCAGTAACATCTGCAATGCTGTGTAACCGTCTACTGCTGGTTCAAAGGAACCGCCACGGTGTCTGATAATTCGCTTTGGGTACATGGAAACAACATCACTGCTGTCACCATTCTCATACTCAGGCTTGGTAGTCAATGGTGTATAGTAAGCCCACTCACCGAAGGAAGCTACGTCCTCCTGCGAGATAGCACCACGTTCAATAGCGAACTGAGTAGCGTCAGCGAAAGCCTTACCGAAACGACCTAATGCCTGCTGAACCAGGTTCTCACCATATTTGGTAACAAGACCGTTATTAACGTCAAACAATTCAGCAGTAATATCCTTGACACGACGACCACCATAGACACGACGTCTAATAGGTTCATTAGTTCTTGGGTCAATATCTCCACGTTGGAAAGCTAAATAGTTATCAAGTTCTTCCTGTGCACGTGTCTGTATCTGTTCCGCAGTTTCATAAGCACCAGTCTCAGGATTGACTTCACCGTCTACAATCATTGAAGCACGTGTAACCTCGAAACGTAGGTCTTCTTCTTCTTTGCGTGCAGCTTCTAATATATGGAAGTCTGTTCTTATTCTTCCAAGTTCCTGCTTAACAATGTCGAAGTCTTCACCACGCTGTTTGGCTACAGTCTTAATCCATGCGTCGATAGGGTTCATAATCTTTTCAGACAGTTCAATGTCCGCACCCTGAATTTTAGGCTTAGTCATTGTCCATGATCTGAATAAGGAAGAACTTACCTCACCCACGAGCTGCGCAAAGTTCAGTGCGTCCCATGTATGGAATGCTGCGTCTGAATTGATAAACTCACGAGCTGTGGTACACCACTTCTGCCAGCGTCCCGCTTTCTGTGGAGCAGACATTGCAGCAGTCTGCATAGGTGACTCGGTTAAGGTCTCATTTTGTGTAGCACGCTGTGCAGCTCTACTGAAACGTTCACTGTTCTGACGCACTACGTCGGCAGCTGAAGTAAGTGCCTCATTCTCGGTGAGCGGAATATTCATATTATATAAACCACGGACACCAATCTGCTGAGCCTGATACATATCTGATATGTCATAACTGTCCATAATATACAGAGTGCCGTCAACGTCAAATGCATAGATACCTGCGTCAATCATATCTTCCATGATATTGATATTTAGCTCTATAGGCTTACCAGCTTTGACGCTCTTACTGAACTCATTATATGCAGCTATTACCGACTTACGTGTATCGGCGTCAAGCTCTAATTTCATAATATCTTTTATCGAGCTTACGGTATTTACCGAACGTGCATAGGTCTGTGTTTCCATGTCAGCACCGGTAGGTTCCGTAGTTAGTACGTGACCTACGTGATAGAACAGTTTAGGAGTTCCATCCTCATTATTGAACATGGTGCCATCATTGAAATCAGCAAACCAATCTTGTGTTGTAGGGTCAACATAGGAATCTGAAAGACCGTCTTCAATAGCGGAAGCTATACCGTTTATGGACTCTACGACATTTATAGCGTCATTGGTAGGGGACACAATACCGTCAACCTGTGGATCATTGTGCCCAACCATATCACCAAGACCTGACATTGGATTAGTTACGTCTTCACCGGAATTTACATCAGGATTATTCAACCCTGTGGAAATATCAATAAGGTCCTGGTCAGAAGTTAAAGCGTCTGTAACCACGGGATTATTAGCGTCTTCTGCTGTGGAAAGAACTTCCAAATCAGCGTCATTATCTACTGCATTATCTACAGTTGCATGTTCAGCCGCAGTACGAAGACCAGTAGCAATATCAGGAGAACCTTTTGCCAGATCCATAGCACGCTTAATTATGTCATTAGCTTCTGAATAAGCCCTATCAGGTGCCATTCCGTCACGTATACGGTCAATCGTAATCTCATTAGCGGCTGTATCTATATATGCAAAATCGTCTGCTGTCTGTATTATTTCTCTATCGAAATCAATAGATTTATATCCAGCCAACATATTGTCAAATAAAACTGTAATCTTAGATACGTCAATACTGTTATCTAAACCAACCATATTATATCCAAGTCGCATTCTTGGAATACTATAGTCAACAGTTAAAGTTACAAACTCAGATATTCTTTTTTCTCTGTCTTTCTGATTTTTAGCTTCAGCAACATACTCGGACTGCTCAGCAATAGAGGTAACATTCTCCATAGTTACGTTGGAGGCGTCAGGGAAAACAGTTGAACCATTAGTCAGTCTATTCCAAAAGTATTTGAATGATTGTAAAGTTTGTACTATAGAGTCGATTGTTTTACGGTAAGTTTCTGCCATTGACCGTAGAAATCTATTTAGACTACCTTGAGATTCAGTGTCTAAGCCTTCAATATTTCTTTGGAACTTTTCAGGAAATTGACCTTTAGAAAAATAGATTTCAAATGCTATGGCCGCGGCTTCCTCTCTACTACCTGTAGCAGGGTTCTGTGGGTCTCGACCCCAACTTTCTATATTGAATGGGTCAAGATTTTCGTCCATACCGAGTACATGAGCAAAAGTTGTAAATTGGTCTACAAATTCTGCACAACTAGCGTCACCATTAGCTGCACCATTCTTTATAAACTGACCCAGCTCACAAACTCTTCCTATGAACACATGTATGAACTCATGTGGTAAAGTTGGATTATCCAATCCTGAAGGACCGATCAGTACAGTAGGAGCGTCGGCATTTTCCTCATAATATGTTTTTCCAGACGATTCTAAAGTAGGATCAAAACGGATACGTTCTATTGGGAGAGCTGTATCTACAGACATGTGTACAAGCTGAGATATGGTAGACGCCATACGCATATAAATCACAGTGTAGTAATCAGCTACTGTAGAAGGTATTTGAGGATCTAATTTTAAAACCTTATAAATCTGAGCACGTGTGTGATTATATAATTTTGCGTAATGAGACTCCCCACGATTTAATAATCCACGTAAAGCTCGGAAATCTCTATTTGCAATAGTCTCTATACTACTATCAACAACAGTAGTATCAACACCTTCAGCAGGATCTACATCAGTCCTGGTCTGTTCAGCTGAGCCATCTGTCTCTGAGCGTCCACCATCGACTGTGCGTTGCTCTGTCGTGCCAACAGTGCTTCCTGTCCCAAGATCTGATTGCGAGCCTGTGGTGTCATTGCCTGTATTATCTCGTCCGCTGTAGGTTCCTTGTCCTGTTTGCCCATTCTCTGATTGATTAGGCTGTACAGCCTGAGCAGACGTTCTGGCGTCCTGACGTGTGGTCCCGCTAGTCCCTGTGCTCTGAGCTGCTGAACTATCTCCATTAACGACCTCAGTGTCTGTGGACTGAGCTGTTGGAGTTTCTGTCTGTTGGGTATCTGCTGTTTGGCTATCTGTAGCAGTAGTTCCTTGATTTCTTCCGTTGATAGTGCCATTGGTTACACCCTCTGTAGTAGGAGTTTGAACTGAGGAAGGCTGAGTAGCCTGCTGTTCCTGCTGAGCAAGTAGTTCTGCATTACGTGTTTGAATTGCGTTATAGGTTAAGTCCATTCCTGTAGCAGTATTGACAGACCTAATCCATGTATCAACAAGCTTGTCACCACGCTTACCTGAATTTGCTACAGTCTGAAGTGCAGACGCAACCTGCTGAAGTTCGTTAACAGGTATATCATTCACAGTTTCATAGGATATGTTCTGACCTACCCAGCTGTTAGCAATTGAACCAAGAGTCTGTTGGGCATTTGCTATTTCCTGCTGACGTGTAGTCTCACGCTCAGGACTATAGGCATGTGTAGTAGCGGTAGCTTCTACAGAAATATTTTCATCAGGAGTAGGTGCGGTCTCACCTGACAATGTAGAGCGTGTCGTAGAACCAGCAGTACCTTCAGCATCTGTTTGTGCCTGTTCTGCGGCTTTGGCTTGTGCAGCTCTGCCCGCTGTGGAAAATACAAGACCAGGCGCACCAATTACGCCACCTAATAATGCACCCATACCGAAGTTCTGCTGCCAATCCTCGAACAGACTTCTATCTGTATTTAAAGTTTTATTAGCAAGGTCAATAGCTAAGGCGTTCTCATAGACTTCCTCGCCACCCTCGACACCGGCTTCAAATGCTGCGCCGGTTGCGGCACGAGTGAATACATTACGTTTTAGAATACCTTGACTTAATAATCTTGCAGGTAAGCCATTCTTCAATACAGAAGCGACTGGACCTAATAAACCTGTAAGTACAGCTGGAGCATACTTAAGCCCATTCTGATCCTGCAAAGCCTTAACAGCTAACTGAATACGAGCCATGCTGTCAGCTTCCTGTGCATCGCTACCCTGCTTTAACAGATCGTCACGGATTGCTCTGTAATCATCAGACTTTTCCAAGGTTGCGAGGTCGGCTTCCATAATATCGCCAAGAACCTGCTGTCCTACCTGTCCGAATACTGTAGCTAGATTATAGGCAGCAATAGCAGTAGACTGTGCAGGTGTACCACCTGGAGCTGTAGCTACAGCAACCGCAGCTGTACCTAGAAGGTCAGGCATATTCTCTACTAGAAACTTAGCAATAGTAGCAGTCTTATAATCATTATTACGTAAGCCTAACCATATAGCTTCGTCGCGAGCTTTAGCCTCCTCTGACAACTCACCCTGTCGTAATAGAGTTTCACGATATAAAGGGTCATTCTCTAGGCGGTCTGTCTCACCTGTCTGATATTTCTCATAAGCGTCAAGAATAGCCTTAGCCTGTTCTTTCTGAACAAGCTTGGCATTATTCTCATTATTCTTTCTTGCAGACCTAATAGAAGCAAGTGACTGCTGATATTTATTCTGTAATTTCTCAGCCTGCTGTCTATAGTTTTCTGATAGAACGGGATCTTCTGCTACAGCCTGTGCATTAGCTTTTAATTCAGCGAGCTGAGCTTCATAATCCTGCTTAATCAGTTCAGCCTGGTTCTGTAATTCTGCTTCCTGATATTTGAGAGTATCTTCTGTAGCTGCAGCATTCAATGTACTACGCAGATTCTGTTGCTCCATACCGGAGTCCCATACATTTGATAGGAAAGACCAGAAGCTCTCGTCATTGATTTTACGCAAATCATCACTATGCATTTTAGTTAATGCAGTATTGACAGCATTACTTACAGACGCAGCAAGATTAGGATTAGTCTGATATGCAGCTTGACCCTGCATAAAGGTAGGTAATTTGTTTTTTATATAATCATTGATCATTTCTCCACGTTTCTGAACAGACGCATTCTTATATTCAGCATTGTTCTGAAACAGAGAAACAGCTTCGTTGGCAGCCTTAATACCTGCGTCTTCTATGCTCTGTGCCTGTAATTTAGCCTGCTCGGTTTTACTGAGACCTGTAGATAACCTACCTAAATTACGGTCTAAATTATCAAGTCCATAGGCTTTATTTACGGTATTGACGGATGATTTATAATTATCAGTACCTTTTGCAATACCCCATGGATCTAACATTGTACTATTTGGCATAAGACTTATCCCCTCGCTGTATGGTCATATCTCTATTATATGATAGGCTAGTCTTCGGTGATAAAACATCTGTCGCATTATGCTAATCGTAATAGCTCTTTAATATTCTCACTTACAGGGCGGGACGCATTTAATGTACGGGTAACAGCGTCGCCTCCAAGAGCATTCACTACCTGCATATTAGGATCAACATAAGCAGTAGGAGAAGCTGCACTACCAACATTGGTCGTAAGAGGGGTATTACTCGTTGGTAATGCAGTTTCTGCTGCTGTTGGTAACGGTCCTTGATAATTGAACTCACCTGTAATAGCGTTACCTGGTTCTGCCACGGACTGAACTGGAACAATAGCCTGTTCATTTTCCATATCGGCTATAGGTGCTGCCTGTCGAATATTACCTTCACGTAATGCACGCATAGCTTCAGGACTATTCTGAGGTGCCTCATAATCAGGTGTTAGATATTCTACAGGTGTACCTTCATATACAGTACCGTCAGCATTCATACGTTCACCTGTAGCAGCATTGATATAGTTACCATTAGCGAGTTCAATCATATCTACCATGTTACCGTCGCCATTTGTTACTGAAACAGTTGGACGTAAACTACCGGCGACAAATGATAATCCATACTGTCTATTAGGATCGGTATTGAATAACTTATTTACAAGTGATTGAACATTAGCTTCGTCTGTTAAATCAGGGTTGGCATTAAATACTGAGTGTGTCCCGGAATATACATTGAATGGGACACGCCCTGGATCTGCATATCCTTTATTCTGAATATCATTTAAAGTCGATTCAAGGAAAGTATTGCCACTACCACCCATAAGGTTCTGTATTGCAGGACTTAAAAAATCTACAGTCGTATTCCCTGTAGTTGCATTACGTGTAGCATTAGCATTGGCTTGACCTGTCCATGCAGGACCTTTGTACTGCCCTAGAGTTCCATTATAAGCAGCTGTTAGAAACTCCATAGGACGTAAAGCATGACGTCTACCGCCTTCTTTAGACCCAGCAAGAGACGTGTAAATACTATTAGAACCCTTAACCATAGCGTCTATGTCGCCACGCATGATAGCGTCACGCATACCTGGTTTTTCTAATGCAAGTGCTAAAGCTACACGGTCTTGATTTCGATTTCCAAAATCATTAGCAGCAATACGTGGAGCCATACTATTCCAGGTCGGATTAGTAATCTGGTATGCTCCAGCCGCGGTTGACACACCACCGCCTGCACGGTCGTCAAATTTTACACGGATATTAGGGTGCTTTGAAAAATCAGAAATAGTGTGATTACCAAAGGTAATATTATACTCTCCCCCTTCGGCAGCTTTAATCATACGTAGATAGGCTTTACCCTGTGGGGTATTGTAGACCTCGTCAACTAAATCAGAGAATTTCTTATCAAAGCTTGCCATGATTTGCTCCATTATTTAGTAGTACGTGTACCTAATGGGTCATTAGGACTAGCTGCTACACCTGTAGTTTCTAATGCAGTAGTCGCACTTGTAGAAGTTGGATTAGTCGTTGACTTAGGAGTCTGAGTACCCACATTCTGTGCTAATGGTGTATTCTGTGTAACTTGCTGCTGTTCTTTCAACTGCTGTAAATTCAATATCATTTGCTGTAACTGCGCTATACGTGCATCTATTTCCATCTGTGGAAGATTAGCCTGCTGACCGAGCGCATAGGTCTGTAATCCTAACTGCGTATCTAGGGCTCCCTGAACTCTACCCATATCGGAGAGAGCTGCACGATTATGAGCAATTCGTGCTGCGTCATCGAAAGTTTCCATAGACATAGCATTCTGTAATTGCCCGCCTAAGGTTTTATTATAATTTGTAAGATCATTCCAGTTATCCTGAATAGCAGCACGTCTACCCTGCAGATAACCACTAAATAAATCAGGAACAAATATAGGCATAATTCCCTCCTAGAAACCTACAGTCGTACTTCCACCAGCACCGGCAAATATAGCTCCATTACCATAGATAGAAGCCTGTGAGAACTGAGCTGGATATATTGTTTCATTACGGTTGAACATGTAACCTAATAAACCTGATATACCATTTCCTACACCTGCTATAGCGCCCGCTAAATCACCAAAAGCACGACTTGCATGCTGCGCATAAGAATAAGCAGTAGGCAAATTACTACGACCAAGATTAAGTATATCAGACCTACGGTTCCAACGTTTATCAGACTTATATTCTGTAAAGTTTTCTGCGTCTCTGTAATTGAAATTGATATTATCATCACGCATTAAAGCATGTGATCTTGCGAAATCTAAAGTGTCGTCTATACACAATGCATATTTCTTCGCATAATCTGCAAGTGTTGATTTAGCTGAACCAAAAGCAAATGAACTTGCATTGATAGCACGTGTCTTAGCGTCGTCATAAGGTACAACAGGTTCAGGTGTGTTGCTGGTTTCAGCCAGCATTTTCTTTTCTAAGGCTGCATAAGCATCACGGAAACGTGTCCATCTATCTTGTGCTAAATTTGAATAAGCCTTTGCAATTTTATAATTCTGATTTTGCACATAAGTATTCAACGCAATAATGGAAGCATAAATAGCTACCTGTGCTGCAAGCATAGCCTTTCTGTCCCAGCCTTCACCTGTGCCACCGTACTCAGGTGCAGCCCATGCGCACATACGCTGTGCTACAGTATCAGCATGACTATTTAATTCTTTCATCTGACCTGTATTAGCGTCATTAAACTTTGTAACGGAATCAGCAACAGTTTTACCTGACTGTTGAACTGCCTGATATAGACCTTGATCTGCCGCTGCAACACATACTGCCATAAGTTTACCTCAAATCTTCTTCCTGTACAGCACGCATACCCTGCCCTGTCTGATAGTAACCTGACTGATAATTATTTAGGTATTCAGATTTTATAGGTGTGACACTAGGATCTACTGGAGTTAAATTACCTTCAGAACGCATTAAAGTTGGATAGAATGTATCATTCCTATTCCAGAAGTAACCAGCAGCCTGTGCTGCGCCTTCTGCACCTTTAACTGCCTGCTGTCCAAGTCCACCATAAATACCATAGGCAAGAGCTGCACTGTTAATAGCCTGCGCCTGCTGATCACGTCCTCTTGCGGCAGTATTTATCATGCGTTTCCAACGTACATCAGAACGTTTCTCGTAGTAGGAACGCTCATTACGATAACCTAATCCTGTCAGAGTAGACATAATCTTAGCTTCCTGCTCAAGCGTGTCATATAGCATCTGCTGGCGTAAGCCCGTACAATACTCGGAAGTACACTGAACAGTTTTATTGATAGCGTTCTTGAACTTGATACGCCCTACAGTTTGAGCACGACCACGCATGGTATCGTAATATGGTGTAGTCTCCTGTAGGTTCATAGCCTCAGAAAGCTCCTGGTCTTCTACAGGTCGGAAATAAGCATTGTAGTAATCACGATACCATTGCGAAATTTTCAGATAGTCTTTGGCAATCTCATGCTGTTTCATGGCAAAGTCGATTGCCTGTCCTGTGTTATATGCAGCAACTACAGCAGGTACAAGATTCCACAGAGAAGACAGAATACTCTTATCTGTATCAGTTATACCTTTATTACATGGTGTTTGATTATGCGTTACTGCAACCATAATTTATTCTCTTGTGAAACGTACTACAGAAGTCTCGCCGATCTGCTTAAAACCTTTTACTGCACCCACATTCTTATTAGTGTCTGTGTTAAGCCACATTTCATCATAACCAACAATAGGAGCAATACTCTTAATATAATTATAGAGTCCTTCTTCAACTTCGGTGGTCTTTCCATAACAGGTTTCAACCTGAAGTACACGAGCCTGGAACTCCATAGGTAATACACGAATACCTATAAATATACCAACAGGATTATTATCGTCATAAGCAAGCACAATAGTAAAACTTGTATTCAGCCACAAGGCTACGAAAGCCTCAGTGTTCAGATTAAAATCTCTACCATATTCAGCTTTTCCAAACTTATCCCAATGTTCTTTGAGTAATGGAAGAATTGCAGAATCTAAAAGTGTAATACAGTCGTCTACATCTTTAGGTCTATCAAGATATTTATATTGCAGTGCCATTATTAGTATTCCCCTCTAACGTATTGAAACGCATACCAAGAGCAACATACTCTACAGTACCCGTGCCTGTGAACGACAGACGCCAGCAACGTTGTCTACCCAAACGTTTAAGTCTTACAGGCTCCTCGTCTGGAACGAAACGCTCATATACATGGTAACCGTCCATATCTATGAGGTGTAGCTTTGTACCGTCTGTTTTCACCTTTGCTGTAGTTGGCGTACTTGTACCACCAAAATTCAGTTCTCTTGAAGTCCACTTATAGTTACGATAGGTACTGCCTGCATTCCACTGCCACAGAATATTTCCGTCAAGCATGATAAGCTCACCTGACTGTGTGATTGTCATAGCCATAGGCGTATCAGAGATTGTAACTAAATTCGAGACCTTACTATCATTATAGACGCCACCGTCAATCTCAAGCATGAAAGAGATCACGTCTGTGACACAGACAATATAACCACGCCAGTATGCAAGTCGTACTGTGTCAGGTCTAATCTTTACCCAATCATCGGTACTGAACCATGCAGATGTTATAATCTGAAAGCGTGCGTCAGCTGAAACTAGAACAAGTCCGTCCTTTGAAGAGTACACCATACCAAATGGAGTAGCCACAGAACTGTTCACATGTCCACACCCAATGTCAGGCAGAGGTGTGAACACCTCAGTCACATTGCGACACTGACGTGCTTCACAGTTTGGAGCACCGTCAATCACAAATGGAAAATTGTCCGTAGAGACAAAAAGTTTATTGCCGAGTGTCTGGACATTCACAATGTTATAAGGCAGCGTCAGATCATATTCTACTGGCCAGTTGCTAGGCTGATAGGCTTTAGAGAAATGCACCTGATTTGTGGTTACACCTATGAGCACGCCTGTGCCACGCAGATAACGAATATGGCGCAGGTTCTCAGGGGGCTCACGAACAAACTCTGTAGTGATAGCCTCACCTAAATTCTTCTCCAAAATCGTATCTGTATAGCTTGACGTACCCACTGGTATAGTTGCTACCAAAAGGTAATCTGTGTTAATTTCCTGTGTCTTCTCCTCACCGCTTTCCCAGGCAGTAGCTGTACGGTAGATGTTGACAGCAGTCACACCGTACTCAACGGAAGGACTATTAAAACCACTGACGGTGACCGCTGTCCCATCTTTCACAGTAAGTGAAGCTGAAGGCTGAGAAGGTGCGCCTTCCTCACCGAAGACATTTACATACGTGTAAACATAGGTACGGGAAGCAGTGTCTCTACCATTGCTTTCCGTACCTGATACACGAGGAGTATTCGTAGGCTGTGGAACACCTAGACGATAGTATGTAAGCCCACAGTTATGTTCAATCTTTGCAACCTCAGGATAGTCCTGACGTCCTGTGAAATATAGTCTGCCGTAGTCTGTGACATACTCAGCCATATCTACACACTTGTCAAAAGTATAAGGACAGCAGCCGTGATACCACACTGCTACTGCGTCATTGACGGAAGTACCAACGGCAAGACGCTCACGCCAAGGCTCAAGCTTACCGTTTCTAATCTTCACATCATGGGCAATAGTAGCATTCGTCAGTGGCAGGTTGTGCCATGCCACGCGCGGAATAATACCACCGAAACTGCTGATAATAGCCATTAAGCGTTACCTCTTCCAATAAGCTCTACGGTCATTATTGCACCATCTGTGAATGTGAAGTCTTCCGTTGAACACTGCAAAGATATAGTGTAGTTACCAGGAGCATAATAAGCGTCTGTAACGGCTACGACCTCAACGATACCAGCATTGGCAGAATTGTAGTAAGCATAGGCTGTCAGTCTGCGTGAACCTACATACAGACTATATGGTGATGTTAATGGATAGTAGCCATAAACAGTAGAACCAGGAGCACTTGCTGTCAAACGACCACGGTATGTAATCTTGAAAAAAGCGTTCTTAGTGGTTGTAATCGTCATGGAAGTAGAATTACGTCCGGCGTCAAACACATCAGCGAACTGATCGCAGGCAGCTTCTTTCTCACGTGGAGTGTAACCAACAAGACTGCCATAAGCATTGAATGACAGCGTATTCAGAATAGGGTCAAGAGTAAAAGACTGTGTATCAACGTCTACAGGAAATTCAATAACCTGTGAAACCCCGGTGACTACACCCTCACCGCTGGTAGTTATATCATAACCACCCATTCTGAATGTTCCGTAGGTTGACTGACGTGCCAATCCTACGGTATAAACAGTACCTGCATTAGTAACAACTGTACCGTCACCCGCAATAATAGATGTAACACCTAAGCTCTGCTCATCAAAGCCAGTAACATGACCGAACTCGTCAATAGTGTACTGACCGTATGTACCAGCCCCTAATGGAGAAGACTTATGAGAAACATTATAAGGGTTGTCAGCTGTGCCCTGTCCTGATATGGTGACAGCTGCAGTACCACCCTGTATATAAGTCTTGGCAGCCTCGCCAGGTGTGTAGTCAATAGTCAGAGGACTTGCCACTGTACCGTAGCCGGAAATGGTTAAGCCCTCTGTTGAAGTGGTGTAGTTTATCTGACCGCCCAAACGACCTGAGGCGTCATAATTAAGAATATTATCGGCACCTGGCTGAAGTGGTACGTCACCGCTACCGCTGTCGCCACATGGAGTTGCTGCAGGTGTGCATGGCTGGGCAGTATATTCACATACAGGCTGTTCAAGGGCGTCCGTAATACAACCGTTCTCTACTACAATCTGTCCGTATTTTCCGTCAGCAATAGTTACAGAGCCTTTCAGTCGCAAGCCCTGTCCGTCATAGACGAGCTGACGACCGAAAGGAAGGCATACACTGAATGGTTCATACACAGTCTTATGCTGATTGTCCAAGTCGTTTCCGCAATCTAAAACCTTAACGGTGTTTCTGCAATTATTTGTTGCCATTAGAAAACCTCATCTAGTTAAACGGATACCCGTCCCAACCTTCCATCATTTAGAAAACTCTCCCACGTTTAACACGCATAACACCGCGCTGATTACCGAGCATGGTGTCAACCGCTGCTTCAGCACAACCATGCAGAAAAGCCTGCTCACTCAGCTGCGCACGCTGAACTGACGACCATGGCTTATCAGCCATAGCAAATAAGATGGAGCGCACACCGTCAAGCACTAATTCGTGGTGTTCTTCCTCAAGAATGCTGTCAACCTCACAGGAGTCCCTTCTAGGTTTGACGGACATAACAATTTTAAAAGTTGTACCAGACTTAGGAGCACTGAATACAATCTCACCATGATCAACTGACACGTTGTTGTCAAAACAACAGCAGGTACAGGTTGGTGAAGTCAGACGATACAGAGGTCCATGCAGGAACTTACTATGACAATAACAGATAGACATAATAGCTATCACGTCCATGCAGTCAGGTGGTTCTAAAAGATAGTTATGCACATTGCATTCTGTAGTTAAGAACACAGTACGGCGCAGCATATTGGTACGCTCTGCTATACGTGTCACAGTTCTCTTTACACAGTTTTCAAGTAGACCGTAAGGTGCGTCTGTGAACTCATAAGAGAGGTCGTCATAGAACACATCAAACGGTACCTTTGGGGTATTTTCAAAAACTATATTAGCCATTGTCTGCTACCCTCACATTAGCCTGATTAGGCGCTGTACGGTCTACTTCAAGACTGTCATTCATCTGCACCTGTACCTGCAGAAGCTGGAAACAGGTAGTCTTATGCTGTTGTGCCACGCTGAAGATAGTAGCGTTGTTCTCGCTGTCTACCATCTTGGCGCGATATAATGCCCACTGAATTGCAGGGGCTACAAGCTCTACCGGGATATCCATACCACTGTTGAGGTCTTCCATAGTAGGAGCTGACGCACACTCAATGAGCGCGTAGGTCTTCTGACCTACAGGTGGAGCTGGCTCTATGAAAATGGTGTCACCCTCGGAATCAATATAGTAATCGCGGGCTTTCCAGTATTTAGGATCAACAGGGCAGGTCTTACCATACCACTGCAACTTGTCGGAAGCCTTACGCTTACGGATACCATAGAGAAGTCGTCCGTCTTTGGTGCTGATACCATATACTCTGCGTATCTTGGTACAGTCACATGGACGCTGAACAGAGTTACCAGCTGTGAGTTCAATCACAGCGGTACGCATAAATAGTTCTGAGCGGAATGTGAAGGCTACCTGCAAGCCTTCAAGAATATAAGCTGCAACCTGCTCCTCAGTCCAGGTAGTAAACTCATGGCCTGCCGCATAGTCGTTTAAATCAATACTGACCTGTCTAACGAGGTCCTGCAGTGAAGCCATAGAGTCTCCTTACTTTACATTGGTTGCGAATACAGCATCTATAATTGAACCTATATCTACTGATTGCTGCTGCTCAGGTAGTGGCAGAGCTTCCTTAGAACCGTTGGCACGAGAGTAGTCCTGTGAGAACTCCTTGCCTACGCCTAATTTCTCGCCTGCCAGTCCAACAGCGGTTGCGTGTTCGTTGTTTACATTCTTACGTTCAATCACACCATTGACAGCTACAGGTGCCTGCTGCACTGGAACACGGTTGTCTACCCAAGGGGTGCCGTCCTCATTACAGCAGTCGCAAAGGTCAGGACGTGCTGCAAACGCTTCAGACCATGGCCATATAACACCAGTCTTCTTAATACGAATACATGGTGAATGTGGCAATACACGGTCGTTGTTTGGATGCATGTCCTGAAGTTTCTGATAGAACTCAGCCTGTGGCTCAGTCTGCACATAGCCGTTGGTTCTATCCTGTTTCATGGTGTTCTGAATATCAGTTAAAGTTTGCATATTAAATACCCCTCATGCAAATTTGAACTAACGTCTACGTCCTGATGCAGAACGCTTTACGGTGCTTTCAGCAGCCTGTGGCTTTGGCATCTTCAGCGATTTGATCATACGTGGCATATCACTGGTATCTCTACCGAACTTGCCTGCTGGGCAGCGTGGTAGACCGTTGAACTGTAATGGTTCTGCCATTTTGGGTTCCTCCATTAGTTAGCTGATGGGCACTCAAATGCTTCCATACGTACAGACATATAGATAGCACTTAGCATATCAGCAAAGGTTACGTTGGTATCTGTTGGCAGAGATAAAATCTTCAGACCGAAAATCTTGTACTGAGGGAAGGTCTCGGCTGAGGAATCATCTTTAGCTGGCAGATATGGTGAGCTATACATTGGTTTTACATAGCCATCAGCATCTGCTGCGAACAGAGATACAAATGCGTTGAATGGTGCATCTACGTTGAAGGCATTAGCACCAACCTGTGCAGTTACTGCAGCTGCAAATGCAGTATCTTCAGTGTAGGTGAAGTCACCATTTGCGTCAGGTACAGCGTTCTGAACTACTAGAGCTACAGAAGCACCTGCCATTGAAGCGTCGACAGTAATTGACTTCAGGTTCAGATAGGTAGCGACATGGTCTTCAGGTAACCAAATCATCTGAAGAATATCACCAACAGCTAACTGCTGTGCCTGTAAAGCTTTGCGCTGTGCAATCTGTCCACGTACACGTGGAGCAAATGGCATACCAATCACAAAGTTGCCTAAGTTGTAAGCACCGTCAGCATGAGAGTCGTATGGAGGAGTCTCAGCCAGTGGGCGCTCGTCTGCAAACAGGTTAGAGGTTGTACCCTCATGTCTCTGTCTGAATGGTGGAGTATAAACAGGGTGATCCTTATCGCACCACATGAACTTTACGACAGGAGTACCACCGCGATATAAACTAATATTTGCCATTTTATTCGTCTCCTTTCACTTAAACGCCTGGGTTGAATGTCCAGTAACCAACAGCAATTGCCTCTGGGTACAACATCTTACCGCCCCATACGCCTAACATCTGGTACTCAGCTGACCATGTACGCTCAGGATAAACGATACGTCCGTCAATAATGTCGGCTGCGTATGCGAATGCTGAACGGTGACCTGCTACAACATAGTAACAGATACGACCATCAGCTTCCTTAACGAATGGTGCATGTACAGTTTCAATCAGATTGAAGCCCGCAATTGGCTGTTCCCACATGCCGTCCACTGCTACTGAAGTCTTCTTAGCGTCGCCTACCCACATTGAGTTTGCGAAGTTAGACATTACTAAAGTAGTACGGAAAGCTACTGGTAATACTAAGAACATGTCACCCTCAACCCAACGTAGCTGTTCCATTAGAACACGCTGTAAGTTGGTGAAGTGGAAAGCAATATTGCTTGGAGTAATCTCGATTGGGTTACCACGAGAACCAAGATCAATATCATGGTGCTTACCAGCTGCCGAACCCTGGTTGTCAGTAGAAGCTTCCATGATCATAGCGGTTAGAACCCAGCGGCGCTGCATTGAAACCCATGACTCATAGACGTCCTCTAAGAACTTGTCCTCGAACTGATCCCAGCGGTCGCATGCCCAGCGAATATCAAGCTTATCAAACTTAATATCGTTGTAAGCAGCGTTACAGATTTCAAAGCAGATAGCCTCGGCGGTTACCTGTGAAGGTACCATTTCCTGGTTCTTCTGAATTGAACGCCATGGACCCACTTCAGGAGCCTTTAAGATCTGAACCTGCTGGTGGCACTGGATAATGCGCTCGTCGATTTCTGAGTTGGTGATTTCAGGTAAGAAGTCACGCTCATAGACACGAGCCATAATCATATTGTAGTAACCTGGTCTGGCTAGAGGTGTTGCGTCTAACCCACCGTATCCACTAGCTGATTGTAATGGTGCTGGCATAATGCCCTCCTATTTTACTTACGATTATGAAGCTTAGACGCTTCCCTATGTCTAGCCATGCGAGCTCTAAACTCATCACGACTGATTTCTCCTGTCTGAACTTTAAACCTTAAATCGGCTATCTGTTCATCAGTTAAAATATCTCCAGTTGTATCAGTACCGGTGGCTGCTCCTGCGGTAGCACTGCCACTGACTGAGGCAACTGCATTGATGTTAGGTACTGCACTACGCTGTTTCACAGTATCCAACACCTTGATAATGTAATCTGCGTTACCGTTCTTAAGCTCGGCTGCAACCAGCTCGCCTACGGTAATGTTGGAGTTAGGCTGTACAGGTGACAGCATAACCTCTGAATATTCCTTGGTCTTCTGTAACTGCTGCAGGTCAGGGTGTGCTTTAATAATCTGTGAATAAATCTGATTATTCTTATCCTGTGCCTTGCGCTTGTCCATCTCAGTGAAACGCTGTTCGATAGCAGCACGAGCTTCCTGTAACTGCTTGGCGCTGTCCTCGCGTGCCTTGTCCATCTGCTGTAACAGAGGAGCTACCAGCTTGCGTGCGTCGTCAGCATTAACAGAATTTAATCCGTCCATTCCTGCAAGATACTCGTCAACACGTTGCTTTTCACGCAACTTGTTCAGCTCTGCTAAGGAAGCAGAGTCAGTCTCACGAGCCTTACGCAGTTCCTCAAGCTCTTTCTGAAGCTTAGCGTTCTCCTCACGCATAGCCTTAATCTCAGGGTTTTCCTGCGGCTGCTGTGGTTCTACGTTAAGCTTACCCATGTTATCCACTGACTTGATGAAATCATCAGGTACTGGGATATCAGACACTGGTACAGGCTGTGGAGCAGGCTGTGGAGCAGGTGTGCTCTGAGTCTGTGGTTGTGCCTGAGGATGAACTGGCGATTGAGCTGCAGGAGCCTCATGCAGTGTGTTCTGTTGCTGTTTCTGTTGCTGTTCTGCCTTCCATCCGTCTATAAAGGCGTCACGGTCGGCAAGTATGCGGTCGCGTGTAGCGTTTCCTGTACGTAATGACATTTACTTTTTCCCCTCTGTAGATGTCTCTAGTTTATCAAGCAGAACGACTAAGTCGTTAAGCTCCTGTAATCTACCGTGAATAACCATAGCAGACATTCTATTGCCCTCGTCGAAGACAACTGCTTTTGCAGCCTTAGTAAACTGTTCTTCAGTTTCCTTAATACGCTGCTTAAGATAATCCTTTAATGCGTCAAGACCTACTGAATTAGTCAGCAGAGTCTTCAGATTATTTTGGTACATACTTCAGACCCATTACTTTAGAACGTGGATCAGCATTCTTAGCCATAGTCTGATTAACATGCTCAGGAGTAGGTAATACAATACCACCGTTACCTGAAGGTGTAGATGATGGTCTCCTTACTACAGGAGACTTTCTGCAAGAACTACATGCCATTGTCGTTTTCCCCTCTGACTTTGCCACGAAGACTCATAACAGTCCCATAACCTGCTTTATGCAGGGTCATATAATCCTGTTTCTCCATACGTGCAATCTCATTGCGCATGTCTTTACGCTCTAAGAACTGCTCACGGGTGGTAGGTGCAGGCATGTCCCACATTTTCCTACGTGCTTCCTCTAATTTAGAAGGGGCACTTGGAACTACAGGACTACTTGTAACTGAAACAATGTTACCCATAGATTACCCCTTGCGGAATACTGGAATCATACCGTCACCGCATTTAATCCATTTAAAAGGTTTACCTAAAATCACAGTACGATCTTCACCAACGATAATGGTTGGAACATCTGTACCTTCAGACTGCTTAGGTGCGTCGGTTAAAGCAGTAGGGGAAACCTCCTGCAGAATTTCAGCTACAGCTTTAGCAGCCGAAGCAGTCATGCTTACTGAGCCATCCAGTGTGGTATTGGTAATCTTACCGCCATTGATTTCAGGCTCGTTAATCTGTGGATTGTTGTAAACGCCACCGTCAAATGGGCCTTCGTCTGTGCAACTCATAGTCTTTCTCCTATAAACAAACTAGAGTTTCTGTCAAACTCCTGCTTAGTGAATGTTCTTAAAAATATCTGGACATTAGTTAGCGCAGACACGTCGTTCAATACAAAACGGTAAACGCCTGGCAAGTCCAAAAGCAGCTGATTGTTTTTAGCACTCAGCATTACACAATGACCACAGATGACAACCTCTTCGGTAGCAATAATCTTAGTGGCTTTGTCATATAGTTTAGTACAGCAACAGTTGTTTTTGTTCTCTACTGAGTCAATTAGAGCCTCGTCTAACATGACTTGCTCTAAATATGCGACCTGTGGCACAGTACGCTCTTGGCTGTCAAGCTTTGCTTTCTCACAGGCAAAACCAAAAGCCTGTGCCTGCAGCACTTCACCTGGCTGAATATAGAACAGTGGGCTTTCAACGCTCTTGGAAGTACCATGGAAAAGTGCCTGAGGCTTGTATTTTATAACTGCCATTAGATAACTCCTCCATAGTAAACATCAGGTAAATGACCCACGTCAGCGAGCTTGAAGGACTTGTACTCAACTTCCATATCACCAAGCTGTACAGAAACATCTTCAAGCTCCAGCTCATAAGTGCCAGGAACTGTAATCAGAAGCTGACAACGGCTGCTGCCTTTTGTTTCATCCGGCTGCTTGTATAAGCTCCAACGATCAGGGTTGTTACCCAGTGTCATACGCTCACGGAATACTACGACAGGCTGTGAACTTCCTGCTTTGCTGTAGTCCTCAGGGTTACATGCGTTGCCTACAGTCAGACACTCTGATGTAACCACTAGACGGTTTAAATAAATGTGATAGCCAGGAACCATGTTGTATGCGTCAATCAGCACACCCATACCTGCAGGTATAGTAAATGCTGCGCTACGGTCTGTTCCTGCGAGAGTGGTAGGTGAGAATAAAACTACCTTTCCAGGGGAGCTTACAAGACAGGTGCCCTGTGGAGTGACGGAAGCACCTAATGTGAGTCCAGTTGTTATATTACAAGCCATAGATTAAGTACCCCAATCCAAACCCAATAATAACACCATAAGCAAGCCCACGAACTGAAGCACAGCACCAGCATGGCTGTGGTTCCATCCATGGGATAGGCCAGAAAGCCCAGCAGTAAATCTTGTAGAAAAGCGTCTCAGGTTTCTCATTGCCATGTCTGTCGACAGGATGACACCAGTTGAGCTTTTCCAGGAAGAACCACTTAAGCTCGTACCAAAGCCTATTTATCTGCTGCTTCATCTTTAATCTCATTCTGAGGAGCTTTAATATCACCCTGTAGAATACGTATCATCAATGCGTAATTATACAGTGCCTGCTCCTTGAAAGTAGCCCATAAAGTAGGATCTTTAGGTGGAACAATGAACAATGGATCATGCCAGTAAACCTTACGTACATTTCCGATCATACCATTGTTACGATATTCCTGGGTAGCACGTCCGATTTTAACCTTAAAAGAACCATCAGCTGAGACAGATTTAACGTCTCCGTAACCAATACCGAGAACAAAAACCTTGTCGCCGATATTTACTTCTACACCGTCTAGCATAATTCACCTCTCATATATCATAGTATATATCAAAAAACTAGG